CCAATGCCGTCGCCAGTTGCGATATCTCTTCGCTCATGCGCATCTAGATCCTCCTGTCTACGGTGACGCCGATGCCCTTGGGCAATTCGCCATGGGTCTTGCGGTAGTCGCGAGCGCACGACAGGAGCGCATCGCGCAGCTTGTCCATCGGCCACATGATCAGCACGGCCTGGACAGGATTCTCGACGGTGAGCACCTCGACATCGCGAAGCCCCATGCTCCGACCGAAGCCGGTCGATGTGCGGACTGTGACATCCTTCTCGGCAAGGACGGCCGCGCGGGCCGCGCGAGCGGCGTCGTCCCTCGCTTTCCAGGCGTCGCCGAGCGCCCTCGCGACCTCGGTGTTAAACTCACCAGCCCCCGCATTCTCGATGGCCTGTTGCTGGGCTTCCAGAGCGGCCTGGGCGGCCCTCTCTGCCTCGGCCGCTACTACCCTAGCCGCCTCGGCTTCGGCCGCCCTGCGGGCTTCCTCGGCCTTTGTGTAGGCCGTCAGCCGGTGCTTGATCTGCTCGACGAGCGCATCGAGCGGATCGACTACCGTTCTGTAGGCGGCGTTGATCGACTTGACCTCGTCGTTCAGGGGCTTGACCCTCAAGGTGCGCTCGTCGTTCAGGTCTTGCAGGCAGAGCCTGCCCCGCTTGATAAGCTCGGCCGCCTTCTTGGCAGTCGTCTCATCGACGACAGGCGCGTCGTTCAGGAATGCCGCCAGTTCGTTGTGAACGTCGCCGGCTATGACCATCTGGCCGGGCGGCTGGTTGTGACCGACGCTCATCAGAGTATCTCTTCGATGCGCAGGGTGCGGATTTGGTAGGGACCGCTACAGGCGACGCCCGGCTTCCCATAGAGCGCCCTGCCCTCGGTGAGGGCTAGAAAGACCTTCTCCATGACAACATCGGTCATAGCGACAAAACCGCCGATCCCGCTGTCGGATGTCCGACCCTCAAAGGACCATTTCTGTCGGTTGCCATCTATGCCGGTGACGTGAAACGTGAACATGCGCGTCATGCTTCGTCCTTCACTGGAATGCCGCGCAGCTCTCTGACGCGGCTCATGGCTTCGTTGACGATGGGGTCTCGGCTCGCGAGGCACCAGAGCCTCACGAGATCGCAGCCGCTGTCGTAGATCACGGCCGCGAGCCGGACGATCTGAGCTTCCCGGTCGAGGGCGACGATCTCGTTGGCGGCAGCGGTCAGGACGTTGCCGGTAACATACCAGCCCTCATCGTCCATCTTCCGGGCATGGATGCGGCACCGCTGCGCCAGGGTTAGCCTGACAGTCACCGCTTCGGCCCCTTCCACTCTGGCAAGTCGTGCTCGATACGGTCGAGGTCGGAAGCGCTCATCTGCGGAATGTCCGCATTGATGGCGCACGCGATCACCGCCGCGTGCGTGAAATTGAGGGCGGGCAGGTAGACGATATCGTCATCGCCCGCGTGGACCCTGACGTAGGCACCGATCTTGCCGCCGTCATACGCTTCAGCCTTCAGCCGGCCGTGAAGATGGATCGAAGCCATTAAACCCTCCAAGAGGCGAGCATGTCGCGCATGGCACCCCACGAGGCCGCCTGTTGCTCGATGGGGCGGTAGTCCTTGAAACCCACGATCTCGATGCCGGCTTCGGCCGCGAGCGCCTCTTCGCGGAGCGCTTCAAGGCGAGCCTCTGCAATTGCCATGGATTGCGCGGCCTTGCGCTCGCGCCGCCAGAAATGCTTCTTCGCGCGACGCAGATGCACCCACCATTCGGGCGAGGGCGTCAGGATGCCAGCCTTCTTGGTTGCCATGTCACTCTCCTTTGTCCGGGTGTTGCCCGCCCTCGCAGTCGATTGCCACTCTCATCTCGTCCCCCATGCATGGGCGCGCTCGAAAGCGAGCCGGTCCTCTTCCTCGAATTCCATCTGCAACTGCTGCCAGTTGCTCTGGTCCTCCTCGTGTAGCTGGTCGAGGAGGTCTTGACGCGCCTCTTCCGGCGTGCGGCCGAAACCGATGGGGCTCGGCCGCTGATCGGGAGCGTGATCGTAGGTCGCGTCATCGACGGCGCTGAAGCGGTGCGACGCGGGCGCGAAGCCGGTGTTGTCTTCGGAGATGCGGATTCTCATGACACGACCTCCTTCCGGCGCATGCACAGCTCGTAGGTCCAGCCGCCGCTCGACGGTCTCGGGGCATCATTCTGACGCGCCTTCGTCCAATCGATGTCGGTCCAATCGATGTAGTAGCCGGGACGCCCGCGATACGGGGCGAGCCGCACGACACAGGCTGGACGCCACCGGGTGTCGATATCCCGGCATTCGATCTGGTCGCCGACTTGGTAAGTGAATGCGATAGCGGTCATGGCTCAGCTCCCCTTCGCGTCAGGCTCGACCTCGACAACGAGGAACCCGCAGCCTTCGCATTACGGTCAGGTCTTCCATGGTCGCGTGCCCTCGTGTTTTTTTGTTGTGCAGAGTTTGCGCTCGGCAAATCGGTTTGTCAAGCGCTATCTAGCGTGTCGAGTGCGCGGTCAACAGCCCCTTGCGAGAACCGCAGCGTCAGGCGCTTGTAGTCCTTCGCCTTGCTGCGGATGAGGCGCGCGAGGCGCTTGGGCTTCACGGTTTCGGCAGGACGGGACGCTGAGCGCAGCTCCTTCGGCTTAAGCTTCAGCTCCACCATCAGGGTAGGGCAGAAGGCGCGCATGTAGTTGCGCGCCTCGGTGACGACGTAGAGCCGCCACCCGCAGCCGGTGCGCTCGGTATCGAGCCAAATCCAGCGAATGTCAGCCACGCTCGACCTCCTCATACTTGAGGGTGTCCATGCAAGCGTGCGCCTCGCGGCTCTCGCAGTCGCGCTCGAAGGCAAGCTCGGAGAGGTGGCCGCCAAGAAGCCTCTTGGCGTCCCACTTGCGGGTGACGGGATCGACGCCACAATAGGCGTCGCTGCCGTCGAAGGCCAGGCACGGAGTGCCATGGTATCCGTCAGCCTGCCGGGCGCAGGCGATCACCGTGACATCGGCGGAATTGAGACCATACGCATCGCAGACCTCGTCGAGGTCGGCCTGGGTCAGGTGGGTGTAGAACGTCATGGGTTCGTCCTCGGTTGGGAGATGCATCTTTGCCCGATGCAAATAAGGATGTCAACAATTATTTTCGAGCTTGACGAAAATATTTGCATCGCGCATTGTTGTCGATGCGCCTGGGGGCAATACCCCGGCCGCGTACCTTCACCCGTCTCACCAGCGGGGCGCGGATATGGGGCTGATACCTCCAGGCGCATTCTCTAGCCTCAAGGAGACCAAATGGACGTTCCAATGATCATCGACCGCCTCGGCGGCTCGCTCACCCTGGCGGCCAAGCTCGGCAGACCGGGCGGCACGGTCGCGGCGTGGAAGCACCGCAAACGCATCCCACCCGATGCCTGGACCGAAGTGGTCACGCTCGCCAAACGAGAGCGCGTCCACGGCATCACGTTCCGCGTAATGCTCGGTCTCTACGGGAAGGCTGCGGCATGACCGTCACCTTCCCCACGCTGGTCGGCGCGTTCATGGCCGGCTTCATGTTCATGACCTTTATGGGACTGTGAAGACATGCAGACAACAAGACAGAGGGTAAACCTCATCATCGACCGCATCACCGATGGCACTGGCGTATCGCGCAAAGTGCTGTTTGGGCGTTGCCGGTTCGCATACGTTGTCGAAATCAGGCACCGCTGCTTCCGCGCCATCCGGCGCGAGACGCATCTCAACCTGCCTCAGATCGGCGCTCTCTTCAACCGCGACCACACAACAATCCTGCACGGCATCCGAAAGCAGGACGTGCCGGTCAACACTCTCCTCGGAGAGCTGCATCACTTCCCGTTCATCCGCCCCACCCCGGCGGCTATCCTGCGGCTGTCCGAGCCCGGCCCCGCCGAGTATGCGCCGCTCGACGAAGCGCCGCCGCCTCCGGAGCCGGTGTATGAACCTGCACCCATCGCCAAAGTGAAGGCGTTTCTCGAAGCCAAAGCGCCTGTCGAAAAGACGCCCGAAGAGATCGAGCGCGCCGCGATGATCTCTAAACGCAATGAGCTTATCTCGATCACGACCAACCTGATTTACGAGCTAACCGGACAACGCGGCTACGCGAGCGTCAGACCTGGGAGGGATATGTGAGCCCATTCGCATGGTTAATCACCTTTTGGCTTGCCTGCGCCTATGGCGTCTACGGGGGCATCTACGACGCCTACCGGAGCGACGAGGAGGGAGACCGGTGATCCCCTGGCCCCAAGTTATCATGCTCGCCATCATGGGCGGCGCGATCTGGTCGAAGCCCGGCCAGCGCGTTACCGGATATCTCATCATTACCGGCATTCTTTGGTGGGGCGGCTTTTGGGCCCCTCTCACGAGGATGTTCGGATGAAAGAGCTTGTGACGTTTGTCCTGGCGACATTCCTCGTCGCCGGCATCACGATCCTGTGGGTTGCGGTCGTATCGTGGGCTGTAGAGCTCTACGAGCGGTGGCGGCGCGATGGCTCGCAACGATGAGGACCGCATCCAGGCGTCCGTCGTCCAATATGTCCGGACGGTGGCCCCGGATGTTCTCATTGCTGCCATTCCGAATGGCGGCCTTCGGACAAAGCGCGAAGCTGCCAAGCTCAAGTGGACGGGCGTGCTCTCTGGCATGCCCGACCTGATCCTCCTGTTCGAGGGCGGCTGCGCCTTATGGGAGACGAAGAGGGCGACCGGGCGGCTCTCGCCCGCTCAAAAGGATATCCACGACCGCCTCGACCGCATGCGCGTCCCGCGCGCCGTCGTGAGGAGCGTGGACGATGCCCGGCGCGAACTAGCTGCGCTCGGACTGAAAACGAGGGAGACGACATGAGATTCGAATGGACCGCAGAGTTCGTCGCCCGCCTCACCGAGCTATGGCTCGCGGGGCGGTCGGCGACCCTGATCGCGAAAGAGCTAGGCGGCGACCTGTCCCGCAACTCGATCATCGGGAAGGTGCATCGGCTCAACCTTCAGCGGCAGGAGGACGCGACGCGGATCGCCAGGAAGGCCGCTGGGACGCGCGCACAGCCCGGTGGGCGGCCGAAGCCACCCAAGCCACCCCCGGCACCGAAACGGCCGCCAGAGCCCCGTCCAGAGCCCTTGGAGAGGCCACCGGAAGCATTCTCTCTGCTCACGTCAAGCCGGCCGGTCGATCTGATGGGGCTTAAGCCCACGACGTGCCGGTGGCCGTGCTGGCCGAACGACAGCGAGGAGCGCCTCTACTGCGGAGCCTACGTCGAACCGGGCACGACCTACTGCGAGTGTCACCGGGCGATCAACATGCGGCCGTATCAGCCGCCGTTCCAGCGGCAGTTCAACTGGATTTGGAAAGGGAGTGCAGTTAGATGACGCCCCTCAAACAGGTCAAGAGCCATATCTGGCCCCGCGACGAGCATGATTGGTATATCGAGCCGGCGTGGTGCTCGAAGCGCCTCTTCGGGGTCGAGACCTTCGAGGGCTCGATCTACGATCCCGCGTGCGGGCGAGGGACTATCCTTCGCTCGGCCATCGACGCCCTTCCGGGCCGCATCGTGTTCGGCACGGACATTGTGCATCGCGACGTGATGTGCATGGAGGAGGTGGACTTCCTGGGAGACCGGGATTTCCCGACTGCCGACAACATCGTCAGCAATCCGCCATACCGGCGCTCGCGAGAGTTTGTGAACCGCGCGCTTGAGGCGGCAAGGTTCAAGGTCGCCATGTTGATGCCGGCGCTTTGGGTGCTTGGCGACGAGCGGTCCCGGTGGCTCGAAAAGACGCCGCTCTCGAAGGTCTATTTCCTGACGCCGCGCCCCTCGATGCCGCCGGGCGAGGCTATCCTGGCTGGCGCTGTGCCGATGGGCGGCACGACCGACTTCGCTTGGTTCGTCTGGGAGCACGGCTACGACGAGGTGCCTATCGTCCGCTGGCTGCGCCGTGAAAGCTAACTGATTGCATCTTGCAAGTCGCCGATATATCTTACCAACAGCGCTAATTAGCGCAACAGAAAGGACGTGCCTATGACCAGCATTCAGACCCGCGCGTGGGAAAACGGCGCTGCCTCGATCTCTTCGAGCGCCATCAATCCCGACCGGCCCGCGCGCTCGAACGACCTGATGGAGACCGTCAAGTCGATCCTCGGGACCGGAGGGTTCATCCGGCTCACGGCTGCGCAGGCTGCCCTCATCCTGCGTCTGGCTCGCTATCCGAGCCAAACGCGAGACCTGAAGCCGGCCGGCGAGGTGCATATCAAGGTTCTCGCCGATACCATGCGCCGCAAAGAGTGGCGGAAGCTCGAAAAGCTCGACTTCGCGCTGATCGGCGGACGCTACATCATGCTGAACGGTCATCACCGGCTCGGCGCTCAGGCCATAAGCGGCGAGAAAATACTGTGGGTCATCGTCGTCCACGAGTGCTCGACGATGGAAGAGGTGCAGTGGCTCTATCGGACGTTCGATGTCAACCAAAAGGTCCGCACTGCGCCGCAGATACTGACGGCGATGGAGACGGCCTCGACGATGGGCATCCCCATGACCGCCGCTCGCGCGCTCTACGGCTGTGTTCCGCTGATCGCGGCCAACTTCGACTTCACCAAGTCCGCGAAAGACCCGCTGTTCACGAACAGCATCGAGCTGCGGCTTCAGGCCATGGCGGCCGTCCAGCAGCCCATCCTGGCGTGGGTCGAGGCGACCGCCAATGCCTCGCCGAAAATCAAGGCGCGTCTTTCGTCGCAGGGGGCCCTTGGCGTCGCCCTGATGGCGCTCAAGTGGCAGGAGCGCTCTGCCATGACGTTCTGGAAGCGCGTCGCGGACAACGACGCTCTCCCGAAGGGCACGCCCGAGCACACCTACGTCAAATATTTGTTGGAAACCAACAATTCGCGTGGGACGCCCGTGTTCACCGCTCGGGCTGCGGCGCTAGCCTGGAACGCCCACTTCGCCGGCCGCCGGCTCAGCTCCATCCGGATCGTCGAGGGTCACGGTTTCCGGATTGACGGCACGCCCATCGGCGACTAAGCCAACGAAAAAGGGGAGGCGTTGGGGCCTCCCCTTTTTTCGATAATGGCTCACGGTTGGAAACGAGCGAGCGACCTCTCCCTATCGAAGAAAAAGGTGATCTCGTATGACAACTGATAAACCCTTAGTCAAGGGGCGATGCCCCTGGATGCCGCTATACGTTGCGGATTACCTCGCCGACACGATGCACCTAAGCGCCGCCGAGCATGGCGCATACCTGCTCCTGCTTATGCATTGCTGGCAGAAGGGCCCCCCGCCCGATGACGATGCGCAGCTCGCCCGGATAGCCAGGATGACGCGCCAGGAATGGCGACGAGCGCGCCCAACAATCGAGGCATTTTTCGAGCCGGGCTGGCTGCATCGACGTGTTGCAAAAGAGCAACAAAAACGAATTGTGCTGTCTGAAAAACGTAGCGCTGTGGGTCGCCTTGGCGTGATGGCAAAAGCTCGCAAGTCATTGGAAACAAACGATCAGGGCTCAGCAATTGCTAGCGATTTGCTTGAGCAAACGCCAAGCAAACACCCTAGCAAACGTGAAGCCATCATTATCACTACCATAAAGAAAGATAAGAAGCTCGCTTCGCTCGCTAATGCGCGCGAGGCTCTGACCGGGTTCGACGAGTGGTGGGATGCCTACCCGAACAAGGTCGGCAAGGCTGACGCTGTGGGCAAGTATCGGAAGGCCGTTGCGAAGGTCGGGCCTGACGTGCTACTCGATGGGCTTCGGCGCTACGTCGCCGACAAGCCGGCCGACCGCCAGTGGTGCAACCCCTCGACGTGGCTGCACCAAGAGCGCTGGAATGATGAGCCCGCAACCCCAACGAACGGACATGCCAATGGAAAAGATAGGTCAATCGCTGCCGCCGCTGACCGGCTCGTCGATTACTACGCGAACGGGGGGCGAGACCCCTTCGATACGCGGCAGCGTGATGGAGCGGACGAGGGTCTTCCTCTCCTGCTTCCCACAGCAAGGTCAAGCTGACAATCCGGCGATCTTCGTTACTGCGGTCGCGAGGCTCCTCTCGACCTACTCTGACGAGGTGGTCGAGGCGGTCACGGACCCGGCAACCGGCTTGCCGTCCCGTTCGAGGTATCGGCCAGCCCTGGCGGAAATCAAGGAAGCCTGCGAGGCGCATCTAGCGCCCGCGCGCCGTTCGTCCGAGCGCTCGGAGAGGGTCAAGCAACAGCTTGCCGATAGGAGGGCCTGGGAGGCCACCCACGCGGCCAGGACGCTCGGCGGCGATACCAGGGTAGCCAAGGCGCAGGAAGCCTTCACAAAGGCCTCTGAGGTCATCCTGGGGCCAGACAACGAGGAACAGGAGCGAAAGCGGGAGCACATGCGAAAGCTGCTCGAACCCGTGAACGAGGCGCACAACAGCGAGGTGCTCGGCGACGGCAAGTTTCGCGGCTCGCCGTGGATGGTCAACTATCTGCGCCAGATGGCGGCCGGCAAGACCGCCGAGGAAATCCGGCAGGGCCGCGATCTCCCGGTCGGCGGGAAGCACCGCGAATGAGAAACCCGCCAGGAGCCCCTAGGAGCCCCGCTGGCGGGTTTTGTGTGTTTCCGGCTACCCTGGTAGCCGGGCAGTCGTGTTTGGCCGTCCTGGGGCCATCCAGAGGCCTTGGCGGGCCTATCCAGCGGTCACCCCTCCTTCACCGGGAAGCGGCCACGTTCGAAGCGGCCCATCAGCGTGTAGGCGTCGGTTTCCGGAGCGCCGTCAACCGAGTAGCGGATGGAGCCGCTCCGGTTGCGGCGGATGAAGACCTGATAGCCGCGCGCCATCAGCATCGAGGTGACGGCTCGCATGGCCGGCGGCAGGTTCCACGTCGAGAGAATCTTGGTCATGGTTCAGTCCTCCTGTCGGGGGGGCTTACGCCCCCACCTGTGTGACGCGCTGCACGATGGTCTGGCGTTCATCGCGGTAGACATCGAAGCCCTTGACGGTCGCCTTGACCGAGAATCGCTCCTTCGCGATCACCCACCGGTCGGCGTTCTGGTCGTATTCGGCGGTAGAAGGAACGAAGCGGAAGAAGAGGGTCATGTCGATGTCCTCAGCGATTTGCCTGATGCAAGTATGAGAATATTTGCATCAGGCGTGTCAAGCGGTATTTTAGGCGGCGGGCGGCGTCCAGGCGTCATAGCGGACTTGGAGCGCCTCGACATCGAGCCGGCCATATCTGACTTCCTGTTCCATGTCCCAGAGGAACCGGCGGCGCACGAAGCGATATGTGCCATCGCGATTGTTGTCGAAGTGATGGCGCTCGGCCGGGTCGGCCGGATTGAACCCATCCGGCCGCTTGACCTCGATCAAGGGCATCGTGTTGTGATAGTCGCGCCGGCTGCGCACCTTGAACACCTCGCGGGGCTCGGCCTGCTCGCGGGCGATGGCCTCTTCACAGTCGACGACGAAGCGCTCGACGGCCTCTTTGGCGACCGGGATCAAGTCCCGGCTCACCTCGTAGGGAAGGTGCTTCGCGCCCATGCAGGACGCGGTCTGCCATCCCGAGCCACGGTCAGGGCGCTTGTAGCCGTGATGGGCGATCAAGCCCTTCTTGGCCTGGATGAGACGCCCGCAGATTTGGCAATGCGTGTCGGTGGACATGGGGCCGGTATCCTCTTAGCCGCGAGATGGGGTCTGATCACCGAAGCGGGGCTCTTTGGCGTGCTTCATGACCTCGTCGGTAACCTTGTCGAGCTGCCAGCAGTCAAGGTCGCCCCCGCTCAGCAGATCGATATGGTCGCGGACCTCTTCGAAGGATTGCGTGGTGTCGAAGCGCTTGGCGATGATCTTGGCCTTGCGCATGAAGCTTCCGAATTCGCTCATCTCGTCCTCCTTCAGCCAGGGTATCCGTGGCTTGCGAGATGCAAATATAGGTGAGGGCTAGGCGGTCTGTCAAGCGTAATCTTCAACAACGGAGAACACTATGGATATTCAGTGGCTTATCGACGGTTTCCTGATCCTCGCCGTGGTCGGCATGTTCTTCGGCCAGCGTGCGATCAACCGCATGCACTACAATCACATCAACGCCCTGATCACGGTCGTGCGGGGGCTGACGAAGAAATGACCGAGCGCTGGTATGGCGTATGGACCTGGGCCGGGCAGGAGCGCGCTGTCTGGCGGGCCCTGCACGACCTGGGGCTCGGGCCATATCTGCCTAAGCGCTACGAGATCGTTGTCCGCCAGGGCAAGAGCCTTCGGCTCGCCCGGCCGCTATTCCCCGGCTACGTGTTCCTGCGCGTTGCGTCCTGGCGCGACGAGCACTGGGACGACGTGCTCAGCGTCGAGGGCGTTGGCGGCATCCTGACCGACAATGGCGTCCCGGTGCATATTCCGGATACGCAGCTTGCAAATCCTCTCTACTCGGATATCCTGGCATTCCTGAAGGGGAAAGACCCTCAGAACCCGATCTTCCGGTCGAAGACCCAGCGTCGCCGGGAGATGCGTCAGAAAGCATGGCTGGAAAAGATGAGGGTGGACTGATGGGCCTGCTTGAAAAGCTTGACGAGATCGAGCGCGAAGCGGATGCCGTCATCGCGTGTTACGATCCCGAGAAGTCGGATGCCCTGATCGCCCAACTTGGGCCGATCATGAACGGCAATTCGGTTGCCGACAATATCGTCGCCTTGCTCACCGCGTTGGGCGTGGTCCTGCGGCGCCATCCTGACGGTCGGGGCGGCGCTGCGGTCGTCGCGATCCTGTATATGCGGATGCAGGGCTGCGTGCGTGAAGTGGCAAGCGAGGACGAGCGCTCTGGCGCTCTGCATAGCTAGCTGCTATATCGGTCGCAGGACGATTCTTGCGGCCTTTCCAGTTGTCGCCCTGACGTGGCCGGGAACCCATGTTCGCGCGCATTCGCGAACACCGTGCGGCGATCTATGGGTAGAGTGTCATGGCGAGAGGCGCAAAGACGCCCGGCAGCTTCGCTCCCGGCACTTGCGGCAATCCGGGAGGCCGCCCTGCGGGCCTTGGCGAGGTGCGCGAGGCGGCAAAGTGCTACACGCTTGAAGCGCTCGACGTGCTCGCGCGTTGCATGCGGTCGAAGAAAGAAGCCGTGGCCATGGCTGCGGCTGACAAGATTCTGGATCGCGCCTGGGGCAAGCCTGCCGTTTCCATTGGCGGCAGCGACGATCTCCCGGCGGTCAAGATCGAAGACATCACTGATGAGGCGAGGCTGCGAGCGCTCGGTCTCTTGCTCGCGAAGGCGAACGGTGTGAAGTGATGGACTTCGAGGAAGTGTTGGCTGATACCCTCGACGTGATCGAGGCCGAGCTTCGCGAAGAGCACGACAGGCTGGTTGCGGCCGGCTACATCGTCTCTGACCCTGACCTGGACGCGCCTCAGCGAACGCTCCACCCGAAATGCTGGGCGGATGAGCCCTTGCCGCCCTGGATCATCAGGGACTTGAATGCGAGTCTCGCGGTCCTGGCTCAAGAGGGCCAGCCTCAAGGCGCCAACCTGACGGTCGAGGCTCTCCCCGATATCGACAAAGGGCCACTCGTGCCATGGTGGGGCCCGACCGATCCGGCTGAGACGAAGCGCGCGCTGGCAGCCCAGGCGCTCGCCGCGCGTCGCGAGTTTCGCACCGAACAGGGCATGGAATGCCCAACCGAGATCACGAAGGACGACAGCGTGATCCTCGGCAGGCTCATCCGTCGATGACCTATCAGGGGCTGACGGTCGCTATTCTGGTTGCGGCGGTTGGGATGTGGCTTCTGGTTGGTGCCCGATAGGAGGCACCTGCAAGGTCACGGCAGCCGCTGCCAGGGCAATGTAGCGCGGGACGGTGCCATTACGCTCCCAAAGCTGGACGGCCCTCCTTGAGGCTCCTAGGGCCTTTGCGGCGGCATCCTGGGTGAGGCCCATGCTCTTGCGCCATTCGATGAAGGGCCCGACCGGAACGCGGTTCGTCAGGTTGAGCCGGCGCTTGATCTCGTTGCGGATCGCGCGAGCCTCGATGCTATCGGGATCGAGCTGCCGGACATGAATGCGGAGACCTTCGATGGTCTGCGACCGGATGAACTTGATCATCCGCGTGATGCGCCCAACGTCAAACACTGGTTGGCTCCTCTTCGGCGGCCTTGAAGGAGAGGCGGTGAGCGTAGTGGCCGCGACCATAACGCCCCCTCTGCCACCCGGCATTATCCGCTCTTAGCGCGGAAACCTCAGTATGATTCCGGGTCATCGGGTTCCCCGTCCGTAAGACCGCGCTCTTCCACCTCAAGCTCGTAGATCGTGCCGGAGACGACGTAGAGCATCTCTTCCAGGGCTACGATCTTGGCGTTCAGGGCCAGCCGGCGTTCGCGGTAATCGAACCCGTCGCAGTCTATCGGGCCACGGAGCGCCTCGATGCGAGTGTCGAGGTTCGCTAGCAATCTCTTCAGGGCGTCTTTCATCACCGGTCCTTTCGGTTGGCTTTGTCGAGGAGCTTGCGGCGCTTGTCGCCCTGAACCTTCGGGCGGAAGCGCGCCGGGCCGGTCGCGGAGCGTCGAGACGGATGCCTTGGGGTGGGTTTGACATGGTCCGCGCCGTGGCGCGCGGCGATCTCTTGCGCCTCGGGGGTAAGATGGCCGTCATGGCCGCCAAAGAAAAAGTCGCTCATCTCGTCCTCCTCGGTTTCGATGACGGCACAATGCGCGTAAATCTACGCGCCGTCAAGCGGGAATCGTTGCAGGACGCAAATTATTCTTGAGGGGCTGCATGATCGAGACGCTACGCCCCTGCACCTGCGGTGCGCGCCAGATGTGCCAATGCGACCCCGACAAGGTCGAGGAGCGCGTCGTGGCCACGCTAGCACCGGTCGCGTGCCGCCTGTGTGGCGCTCTCACGCCATGCACCAACGCGCTCTGCATGCACCCGCAATCGAGCAATGCCTGCGTAACGCAGACGCTAAAGAACGCCCTGCGTCACGCGACCAACCCGCAGATCGCCAAAAGCGAGGACTGTCCCGCATGCGGCAACGACCTGCCCGATGGATGCTCCCTCCCCGACTGCGGCATGCGTAACCATGACGATGGCTGCTGAAGCATGAGCATCACCCATCGAGCGCTCGAAGACGACGAGCTGACACAGGCCACGGCCGAGGAGCTTTACCGCACGCTCGGCGAAGGTGACACGCCCAAGTTGATCTCGCGGCCCTATGCCGTTGATTTCAACCACGATATCTCAACGGGTGGAGCATCGAGCATCGACCGGAAGACGGTCTACATAGACCGCCGGTTGTATGAAGAGTGCATGGACGGTGCTTTCAAGGCTACGCAGTTGAAACCACAGCAGATTATCGGCCGCTGGTGCGACCATGAGCACTGCGAAATCTGCGTCATCGAAGGTGACAACAGCATTGACACCTACGCGCCCGCTCACGAGCGCGCGCTCCGCATGGAGCACGAGGGCGTCCTGGCCATCCTCGGCCGAGACGATGCGGCCGAAAAGATCAAGGCCTACGAGAGCGCGATCTGGCCGGCGCTGATGCGCTGCTACAACCGCGCACCGAAGAAGGTGCCGCTCGATCTGTGGTGCGGCCCGGTGCTCGACGATCCGCAGCCTCGCGACAAGCAGGTCGCGGCGGCGCTCGTTCAGCTTGGCGTCGAGGACGCCTCGAAGCAGAGCAAATACGCGACGAGGTATGGCCATGGAGCACACAGATGCGGAGCATGCGCCAATTTTGGACGGCTTGATCCGGACGGTCTCGCGCCCTGTCGCAAGGTCAGCGGCCTTGTCCGCTTTGATCGCGGCTGTGAGTTGTGGCAGGACGCCGGCAAGCGCAAGCAGGAGCCCGAGCGCCCGCAGCCGGGCGGCCCTCCCGTGCTCGGACCCGATGGGCACTACTACGTCCACAAGCCCCACGCGGGCGGAAAATACCAGCGGGTCGTAAACGGTGGCTAGCCCGGCGGAAGACGCCGCGTATTACGGCGACACCGAGCCGGTCAGCGGCGATCCCTTCCAGGCGGCCCCAGGATCGTCGCTGGTGGGCGATGCGCCTGACCGCATGGACACTGGCGTCCGCCTCAGCGCTAAGCCCTGGCGGGGCTCTGAGACCGGCCTAGCGCCTATTGGCGACAGTGGGTTCGCTCGCGTCGCTCCGATGGCACCGCAGGCTGCTGACGTTTCCTCGTTCCAGGCCAACCCGGCCGCCGAGCGCACGGCCGCTCGTGACTACGCCGCGACGCTGCCGGCCAACGAGCCGGCCCGCTTCGATGCGATGGGCTACGATACGACGCTGCCGGGCGGCGGCACTCGGCCGTTTACCGGCGAGCGCGCCCGGTGGGCTCTGTGGCAGATGGCCAAGGGCATCGGCGAGAGCGCTCAGCAAGCGGCAACGCTGCCTGCGAGGGCATGGCGCGGCGAGGTGGACACGAGCCCGGACAATCCGGGCATGATCCCCGAAGCCATCAACATGACCAGCTGGATCGCAGCACCGAGCCTCGGGCGAGCGGCTCTTGCAAGCCCGGCCGAGAACGCGCTCGGCATGTTCGGCGGACGGCTCGCGCACGGTGCCGACATGGTCGCGCAGGCTCAGGCCGAGCGCATGCTTGCGAGCGGCGCATCGCGTGAGGATGTCTGGCGCAACACCGGCTGGTGGCAGGGCCCCGGCGGCCACTGGATGTTCGAAATGAACGACCAGCTGGCGGGTCTCAATAAGGCGCTTCCTGTCAGGAGAACGGATCAGCTGGTCGCGTCGCAGCAGGACACCGTGCTCGGGCACGGCGAGCTGTATCACCGCTACCCGGAAGCGGCAGACGCGCTCGTCTATCGGCTGAAGCCTGACGATCCGAGCAACGCGACCTACATCGGCAAGGCCGCTATGGAGCTTGCCGGCAGGAAGATGCCGGGTGACGTTCCGGCTCTCATCGGCGTCAACCCATCGAAGCCGGCTGAGACGCAGCTGTCGGGCCTGCTGCACGAGAACCAGCACCTGATACAGGACAAGGAGAATTGGCCTATCGGTGCAAACGGGGCCATGGACCCGGCGCTGCTGAATGAGCGGCATCCGGCGTGGCCGATCTATCAGGGCATCCGGCAGAACATGCTGGCTGCGATGTCGCCTGATGAGTTTGCCGCCAAGGCTGCGGCCGACAGGGGCCTGACGCGGGCACAGGCGGACGCTCTCTATCCCACGTATGTCGATACGGTTAAGCGCAATAACAGCAACATCCCGCCTAAGCTGGACGAGCTAGCGAGGAAGGTCGCGCTAGGTCAGGCTTACGAGCGCTCGGGCGGCGAGGCTCTCGCGCGTCTGACGCAGAAGCGACAGAACATGTCCCCGGAGGAGCGCGCAGCGACGCCACCCTGGACGATGTTCGACGTCCCGGAAGAGCAGCAGATCATCCAATACCGGGCCGGGTCGCCCAATTGGAGCAAGGCGCAGAGCGAGAGCGCCCGGGCTCCTGCACTCGGCCGCGCCAACAGCGCGCAGGACGTTCGGGACGCGATGGCGTCCGATGTGATCAACCGGGGAGCGGGCGTAGAGCCCTTCACGCCTTATCCGGCTGACCCTCGTTATCCCGGCATCGAGCACACTGTCTCGACGCTCACCCCGACCAACAAGATCGGCGGCCAGCTAAACCAGATCGGGCACACGACGCCCAACATGACGGTCGGCATCGACAGCTCGCGCGCGGCTGCGAACGCCTACGCGAAGAACGCGCAGACCATCGGCAAATATCCCGGCGTCGATTATACCGGCGTCAACATGGCTGACCCTGAAGCGGTCTCGCAGCGCTTCATGGATCACGTTGTCAACAACCTGCTACAGCTGCACGATGCGATGCCGGCGGCCGTGCGCGCCAGGGCCAAGCTCTGGTATGACGGCGCGAACCACATGGCCAACATGCGGCCTGGGGTGGATGGCAGCAGGCCGTTGTTCAACCCGAACTATGGAACGACGCCGCAGCAGAATGCGGCTGTCCTGGCCACGCAGAGCCCACAGCGGGATTGGTATCAGAACGTCTCGCTTGCGAAGCGCATCAACGACATCCACCACACGCAGGGCAACACGCCATTCTCGCCCGAGATGGGTCAATGGCTCGATAAATACGTCACCGGCAGGTATGAGGGCGAGGCGCAGAAGTTCGAGCGCGGGGCCGCGAAGCTCCGCAATGAGGCCGACAAGGCCGAAGCGTTGAGTGATCCTGATACGGCCGCCTCGAAGCGCGCGGATGCCGACAAGCTGATCGCGAAGGCCGCGAAGAAGCGCGCCGACATGCCTGCGATGCAGGCTACGGTCGACCGCCTGCGGGGCACGCGGCTTGACGATCACGTCGACCCGTTTGATCGAGCAGTGTGGACACGCGCCTATGACGAGGCGCACAACAGCCGAAACTTCCATCTCATCGCCCCGGAGGGCTACGAGATGGGTCCACAGCTGAACGCGGATCGCAAGACGCCCTCGAAGGTTGGCTGGGGCAGTTTCGGCGATATCGCGAAGGCTATCTCGGTCTTGCAAGACGGCTCGATGGAGAACATCACCCGTAACTTGGGCGATGCGCACAAGGTGCGGAATTTCTACAACAACATCATCTCGCCCAACAGTCCACATGGGCACGTTACCATCGACACGCACGCTATTGCGGCCGGGCATCAGCGGCCGCTGGCTGGCTCCGACACCGAGACGGCGCAGGGGCTCGGGCAGGCCGGCTCGAAGAGCGACGAGGTCGGCTCCAAGGGAATGTATGGGCTGTTCGCTGAGGCGTATCGACGGGCGGCAGCGCTCCGTGGTATACTGCCTCGCGAGATGCAGTCGATCACCTGGGAAGGTGTTCGCGGTCTGTTCCCAGAGGACATCAAGACCGACGCCTTCGGCAGAGAGATCAAGGGGATTTGGAATGGCAGGCAGGCAGGACAAGCCGGGCTCGACGCGGCCCGCCGGCAAATCTGGAGCCGGGCAGGTGGCATGGACGCTCCGACATGGTGGCGACCCGATCCTGGCACACATGCGGGCCCATGGAACCCCTATAACGAGGGACAATTACCTCGCGGCGGCCTACGGGCCGGAAGCGGGAACGCGGCCGCTAACAGCGGAGGAGGAGGACAGCCTCCCGGCGGAAATCAAGGCCCTTCCCAAGGGGGTTTACGAGTAATCGATCCCAATGCGCTCGGTGCTGCGTCCGAGAGCGCGATTGACACCTCCAAGCTTCCGGCGGCCCCCAAGGGCGGCATAGAGGCCTATCACGGCTCTCCGCACAGCTTTGACAAGTTCGATATAAGCAAGATCGGCACGGGCGAGGGCGCGCAGGCTTACGGGCACGGGCTCTATTTCGCGGAGCACGAGCCGGTGGCACAAGGGTACCGGGACAAGCTGGCGGGGTCTCCGATCGTGCCGGATAGCGTCTTGCAGACGGCGGCAGGCGGTCTCCCGCTCGACAGCGGTCAGTTGTCGTTCATGCGCAATCTGTCGGCGAGCACCGCCAAGACGCCGGAAGAGATCGCAGTGACCATGCAAGGCATGTTCCCGGGCTTGCGCGATCCCGGCGGTTCGATGCTGGCGCGAGTGGCGTCGGGGGATAATTTCAAGGCTCTGTCCGCAGCTGCGCGGGCGTTGGACGAGGGAGAGAAGGTCTCACCCGGCTCCATGTATCAGGTCCGCATCAACGCGGACCCCGAGCATTTCCTCGATTGGGACAAGCCGCTGAGCGAGCAGAGCCCGAAGGTGCAGGAGGCGCTGGGTCTTGACAAGCTGCCACAGAAGCCGACGCCCGAGGAAGCACAGGCTATCTTCGATCTGGCCAAATCGAGAGGCGTGCCGGCGCACACAATGCCTGAATATCAGGAGCTATCCGATCGGCTCGATAACGCCAATGATCGCGCATGGGATCAGATGGGCATCCAGCCATCGAATGGCAGCTACGCAAGGCCAGAGGAAATGCCGGGCTCGACGCTCTATCAGGCGATGGAGCAAGGCAGCGTCGGTCCTCACGCCATGTCAGACACGCGGAGCGCAGCGGTGGCGCAAAAGCTCCGCGACGCCGGCATCCCCGGCATCCGCTACAAGGACGCTGGCTCTCGATCAACCGGCAAGGGCACATACAACTACGTCACCTTCAGCGACGATATCGTGAAGATACTCCGCAAGTATGGCATCGCGGGCCTCGGCATCGGCACTGGCGTCGGCCTCGCTCACCGCAAGATGAAGGCAGAATGACACTGCTGCAACTGAACCCGACCGTCCCGGTGCGCATCGAGCCGTTCGACGGTTGCCGGGGCGGCAAGGGCAATGCGCTCGGCTGGATCGACTACTTGCCCGAGCATGACTTGCTCTGGATTGTGGCGCTCGATGATGATAGTGGCGAGGCCGAACCCTGGTGCGTGCCGAACAAGCATGTCCGGTTCCCGCAGAACATCACGTATGGGCGCTACAAGCCCCGCACAGACCGAATGGGCGTCGAATGAACGTATGGGAGCTTCCCGCGACAACGGCCCCTGGCGGCCTTCCAGAGGGCGTTACGGCGCATTCTGACGGCGACCTGTTCGTGATCTGGTGCCCGCGCATCAACAAGTCATGCTCTATCCGGCTCGATGGCTTGCCGATCAATGCCTCGACCGTCCGCAATATGCTGGAGGCCCTCGGCCTCGCTCAACCTTCTGCCTCGGGCGTTGCGACCGCCTAGATCGTCGCGTGAACCGCCGGGGCTACTCCTGGCACTCTTGTTGCAACACGGAGACTATCATGAATAAGCTTCGCCTCTTGGCGCTGGCTGCTGTGGGGGTGGCTGCGCTCGCTGCGCCGTCTATCCTCTATGCCGCCGGCAGCTTCAGCACGCTGCCGATTGTGGGTGCGCCCGCGACGTGCGTGTCTGTCATTGGGCAGGGCCCTGCACAGGGCGGCGCGACCGGCACTGGTGCCGGCAGCGTTGGCACCAATGGCACCATCTGCGGCTCGACCATGCCGGCTGGTCCGCAGACCCTCACCGGCTCGGAGTTGATCCCGGCCGACACTGGTCTGGCTGGTGGCGCTGCGCCCCAGACTGTGACCATCCCGTCGTCGTTCCTGGGCGCTGGCCCCGGCGCGGGTCTCGCGATGGTCAACCGCATCATCGGCGGTGACTTCAACACCAACCTCTGGCAGCGTGGCACCACGCCGCTGAGCGCTGCATCGCCGACCACGACCACCATGGGTGCCGACCGTTGGGGCGTCTACAACTCCAACACCTCGTCGCAGGGCTCGACCGTTACCGTCATCAAGGAGACGGGCGCGACCGATACCATTGCGTCGCAGGGGCTCTATGCGTCGATGCGCGTCCAGCGCGTTGCCGCTCAGACCGGCACCAACGACATCTGCGTGGGTCAGGTGTTCGACAAGAACGCCGCGCAGGCGTTCCTCGGCAACAACATGGTGCTGAGCTATTGGGCGCTTGCGGGCGGCAACTACTCGCCGACCTCGTCGAACCTCAAGGTGACGGTTGCGTATTACACCGCCGCTGACTCGGCCACCGCCGGCACCAACACCGACGCCTGGATGAAGGCGACCGTCACCGGCTATCAGGCCGCTGTCGGTGGCGTGAGCCCCGGCACGACCGGCACTGTCTCTTCGGGTGTCGCGACTGTTCCCATCTCGACCACGTGGACCCGTTACTCGGTCTATGCTCCGATCCCGACCGTGAACGCTTCGGCGACGGCCGTGACCGGCGTTGGCGTTTCGTTCTGCATGACCCCGGTCGGCACGGCGAGCACCAACGACTGGTTCGAGCTTGAGGGCGTGCAGGCACAGGCCACCTCCTCGGTTGCGTCTGTCAACCTCCCGAACGGTGTCACCTCGCCGACTGCCTTCGAGCGCCGCCCCGCTGCGCTTGAGCAGACGATGCAGCTCTACTACAGCTACATCCTGGCCGAGACCGCCGGCACGACGCCCCCGCTGACGCCGGTTCCGGTGCTCTGCTCGGCTTCGGGCGCAGCGCTCATCACCATCCCGTTCCCGGTGGCGATGCGTGAAGTTCCGGCATACACGCTGACTGCTGCGGGTGGCTGGAAAATCCAGACGGCCGTGGCTCAGACCGCTATCGGCACGACCACTTCGGTGGGCGCGACGACCGCATCGAGCGAGCTGACCTCGGGTGCCGCCTGCACCTCGACGCTGCCGTATCAGCTGGTCTCGACCGGCACGACCGGCGTCATCACCTACTCGGCCGAGCCGTAAGCTCGTTCGGGGAGCCGGGGGCCGGTTGTTGGGTGCCGGCCCCCGCTACCATTTCCTCGAAACTCGCAGCCACCCCCAGCGCTTTCCGGTCATAATATTGCTCACGGTGCTTTGGTCTACGCCAAACTCGCGAGCGATTTCGGCCTGAGAGCGCTGGTCTTTGAGCGCCAAGATCGACCGGACCTGATCTTCGGTTAGTTTCGACGAGCCTTGGCGCTCGCCTCTTTCTCGACTGAACAACTATTCATGCGGGTTTCCTCACCATAGGTCCGCCTGAATACATGGTGAGGAAACTCACTTAACGCAACCGATACAGGAGTCATTCTTATGGCTAGTAACGACATTGGCATGGTTAAGGGTGTCACCGGCACCTCGATGGGCCTGAACACTCAGGCCGGCATGGGCGGTCAGAAGCCGTCCGCAGCCGGCAATGCCAACCCCGGCGGCACCAAGCCGTCGAAGCCGGCTGACGCCCCGGTGCCCATGCCCCGCTAAGGGCATGATGCACAAAGGACTATGCTCGGTCGCCTCGTGCGGCCGGGCATCCTTCAAAAAAGAATGGTGCGACCGGCACTATAAGCGCTGGTGGCGTCATGGCGATCCGCTCGCGGGCGGCACGCCGAAGGGCGAGCTGCGCCGGTATCTCGACGAGGTCGTTCTGAAGTTCGACGGCGAGGAATGTCTGTTGTGGCCGTATTCCAAGAATGGCGTCGGTTACGGTCAGATTAGGCAGGGCAGCGCCAAGCTCTTAGTCCATCGTATCGCCTGCGAGGACGCAAACGGTCCCGCGCCTTCCGACCTTCACGAGGCCGCTCATAATTGCGGTTTCGGGCATGCCGGATGCTGCAATCCAACGCATCTTCGATGGGCGACGCGCACTGAGAATCGCGCCGACATCAAGGCCCACGGATCGTCTCGATCCAGGCCAATGCCTGAACGATGGATATCTCACCCTTAGCTGCGCTCGACAGTCCGGAGAAGCGTGAAGCTTTCCTCTCGGGGCTGTCGGCTCCCGACAGACTAAAGCTCGACGGCCTGCTGGCTGCCGAGCTGACTACCGTCCGCTCCGTCGAGAGGCTTGAAGCGCTCCGTGGGTGGAGCCCCCGGTCCTATCAGAAGGCCCTCTGGGGCTATCTGGAGGGGGGCGGGAAGCGCGCCGTCGCGATCTGGCACCGACGTAGCGGCAAAGACGACGTTGCCCTCAATTGGGCTGCTAGGGCCGCCCACGAGCGTGTCGGTGAATACTGGCACATGCTGCCGGAAGCGGCGCAGGGCCGCAAGGCGATCTGGGACGCGGTGTCGCCCCACACAGGAAGGAAGCGCATCGACCAAGCATTTCCCCGCGAGCTGCGCGCCAGGACGCGAGAGCAGGACATGGTGATCCAGTTCACCAACGGCTCTTTGTGGCGTGTCGTGGGGTCCGATAACTATGAGAGCTTGCTCGGCTCGACGCCTGCGGGTGTCGTGTTCTCCGAGTGGGCGTTGGCCGATCCGGCCGCGTGGGCATTCATCCGCCCGATCCTCATAGAAAACAATGGGTGGGCAATGTTCATCACAACGCCCCGTGGCAGTAATCACGCGCGAACGACGCTCACCCTCTCCCAAAGCGATCCCGGTTGGTTCGGTCAGGTTCTGGCCGCGAAGGACACGGGCGTGTTCACGTCCGACCAGCTGGCGGCCGAGTTGAAGGAATACCAATATGACTACGGCCTTGAGGAGGGAGCTGCCCTCTTCGATCAGGAATACAATTGCAGCTTCGAGGCTGCGCTCATCGGCAGCTACTACGGACCCTATCTGACGAGGGCGACGAAGGATGGTCGCATCGGTGTTATCCCGGTTGATCGGGGAGCGCTCGTTCACACTGCGTGGGATTTGGGCGTATCTGATGCGAGCGGCATCTGGTTCATCCAGGCCATCGGCAAGGAGCGACGCCTCGTCGCGTATCACGAGACCTCTGGTGTGGGTCTCGATGAGTATGCGCGTATCCTCGAAGACTATCGTCAGCAGCATAAGTGGGTCTACGGTGACCACTATTTTCCTCACGACATCGTCCACCGGGAGCTGAGCAACAACGGCCTTTCGCGCGAGGACACGCTGCGAGGGCTTGGCGTCAAGGTCAAGGTTGTGCCTCAATCGAGCGTCATGGACGGCATCAATGCCGTGCGGCGGCTCCTCGATTATGCCTGGATCGACGAGAAGCGCTGCGAGCGCGGCTTGAACGCGCTCCGCAACTACAGACGCGCATGGAACGAGAAGCTGAAGATGTTTGCCGATGCGCCGCTGCACGATTGGGCCTGCGTTACGGGGGATACGAAAGTATTGACGCGTTACGGAACGTATCCAATATGTAACCTCTCAGAAACAGGAGAGGTTTGGACGCCATGCGGCTGGAGGCAATACTACAACCCAAGGATCACGAGGCGAGATGCCTCGCTTGTGGAGGTGCGGTTCACAGACGGCCTTTCGGTGAGATGCACGGCGGAACATTTGTTCTTGACGGAAAGCGGATGGAAATTCGCGGAACACCTCCAGAAGGGTATTGCGATCCAATCATCCTTGACGCGCTCACGCAGTATTGGGATGGCGGCCTCTATCGTCTTTGGCCGAGCGAAAGATACCATGCGAGAGGCGGCAAACGCCTTCATCTCGCTGTTTGGACGACCGTCTATGGTCCCGTCCCTCGCGGGTGTCACATCCACCACCGCAGCGACGACAACTTCGACAACCGACTTGAGAATTTGGAATGCATGCCAATGGGCGAGCACCTATCGCTCACTTGGCGTCGAGGGGTGGAAAAGGGACGAGCGCATACCTTCAATCAAGAGGCGCGAGACAAAGCCGCCGCTTGGCACAAATCCGATGAGGGACGCCTTTGGCATCGCCGACATGCTCAGCGCTCCCAATCTTGGAAAAAATGGAAGCGCGAAAAGAGGCCGTGTCTGGAGTGCGGTGAGCCGTTCGATTGCCTCGTTCGTGCGAATGGTCATCAGCAAAAGTTCTGCTCTCAGTCGTGCAAGGCCCTTAGTTATCGCAAGCGTAACGCCGCTCGCGCAGAGATCGGACGTTTGGTGTCTGACGGTCCCTGACGGTGGCTGCTGGTCGCTTGCGAATGGTGCCGTAACCCACAATTCGCACGGGGCAGACGCGCTACGGACATTCGCGGCCGGGTTCCGCGAGCCCAAGGAGCGGCCGCAGGCGGCCGTGAAAATACCGACCTACGGACAGGTTCCTACCTCGCACCGTGGATCAGGATGGATGAGATGAGCTTTAGCGAAAGGATGCGGCGAATGTTCGATGACACGACATGGCGGGGCATGATCTCCGCGCCGAAGGACGGGACGTGGATTATCACCGCCTCGCAGCATGGTGGGGAGGTTCTGGTCATGCGGTGGCATGACGGCGGCTGGGAAGGGACCGATGGGTATACGACCGAGCCTTTTGCCGGCGGATGGGTGCTCTTCCCCGAAGGGGAGCTGCTCGACCGCAAGGACGAGGACGACGCCGAAGACGATGATGGCTCGTGCTGAGTGACCGATAACGCGGGCTTGCCCTCATGATCTACAACGATCCTACGGACGACGGCAAGCCGGCGCGCACCAACGCTGAGGTGGTGAAGGAAGCGTATGACCGCTTCCTCTCCTGCCGCGATTGGCAGGGCGTGCAGGACGAGCGCTACCGCGAGGACATCAAGTTCGCGAACGGCGATGCGCGCAATGCGTGGCAGTGGCCCGAGCAGGTTTACAAGCAGCGCACGGGCGGCGAGAGCGAATTGCCGTGCATCACGATCCCCTCGACGCGCACGCACAACGATCTTGTCATCAATGCGATGGCGAAGAACAACTTCTCGGCCAAGATCCGGCCTGTCGGCGGCAAGGCGAGCTATAAATCGGCGCAGGTGTTCGAGACGCTGATCCGGCGCACGCTCTACATCTCGCGCTATTCGAGCCAGAAACGGAAATGCATCGAGCAGCAGGTGGATGGCGGCATCGGCTACATCCTCCTTGAGACGAAATACGTCTCGGAGCGCTCGTTCGATCAGGAGATATTCCTCAAGGCGTCCCGCGATGCGACCGGCGTCTACCTCGACCCGTGGATTCGTGATCCGGACGGCCTGGATGCCAATTTCGGGTTCGTTTTCGAGTTTGTTCCACGCGAAGAGTTTAACCGGAAGTATCCGAATTGGTCCGAAAAGGTCGGAAATTCGCCCTTGGACAGCACTTTTCAGTCTTGGATGACCGAAAAAGAGATTTGTGTCTGCAAATACTACCGAAAAGCCGAGAGAAGCGATACTTTGATCGGCTGGACGACGCTGCAAGGCGCTGAAAAGGAGATGCTGGCGTCCGAAATCAAGGAAGAGAGCGGAAAAGACATCCTCGATGCGCTCCTCGACGACATCAAGGAGGGCCGGATCGACGGTCGCACGCGCAAGGTCGAGAATAACGTCGTGCAGTGGTTCTTGATCGCCGGCAACAAGGTCGTGGACAAGGGCGATTGGGCCGGAAAATACATTCCGATCCTTCGCTGTCCCGGCCGCGAGGTCGTGATCGACAAGATGCTCGACCGGAAGGGCTTGACCAGGGTCCAGATGGACGCTCAGCGCATGCTGAACTGGGGCGCGAGCATTGCGGTGCAGACGGCCGCGTTCGAGCCGAAGGCGGGCTTCATCGCCCCGGCGAGAAGCGTCGAGGGCCAGGAGCAGTGGAAGACGTTTAACATCAACGGCTTCCCGGTTTTGCTCTACAACGACATCGACGACGAGGCACCGACCGAGCTTCAGCGGGTTGAGCCGCCGCAGCGCATCGAGCAGAGGCAGTCGGCCGGGATCTCGGTCGAGATCATGCAGAGCGCCGAGCGGTGGCAGATGATGTCCACCGGGCAATTCCAGGCCCAGATGGGCGAGAACGACACGCAGAGCGCCGCATCGGGTAAGGCGATCAACGAGCGGCAGCAGCAGGGCGACGTGGCCACGTATCACTTCGTGGAGCACCACAACGACATGGAGCGAGCGCTCGGCATCCAGCTGCTCGATCTCTACCCGAAGATTTACGACACGAAGCGCGCGTTGCAGGTGATGGGCGCGGACGGCAAGAAATACTGGCTGACCATCGACCCGCAGCAGGCTGAGGCTGTGCAGGAGCTGCAAGAGGCGATGGAGGACGAGGAAGCCGTGAAGATGGCGTTCAATCCGGGTGTCGGCGAGCACGAGTGCATCAGCGACCCTGGCCCGGATTACGCGACGCAGCGGCAAGAGGCGTGGAACGCCTACAGCCTCATCATGCAGCAAAACAATGCGCTGCTCGGCGTCGCGGGCGACCTCCTGTTCAAGTTCGGCGACTTCCCTGGCGCGGAAGAGTTCAGGCAGCGGCTCCAGAAGGAAATCAAGGCTCTGAAGCCGTATCTCTTCGACGACAAGGCCGAGCCGCAGCTGATGCAGGCTCAGCAGCAAATCCAGCGCCTGACGGGTCTCGCGACCGAGCTTCAGTCGAAGCTGGCCCTGAAGGAGATCGCGCTCAAGGGCAAGGACGAGAAGCGCGACATCGAGGCGAGCCGCGCCGAGACCGACCGCCTGAAGGTCGAGGTCGACCTGCTAAAGAGCATGCTACTCCAGCCAGACCAGCAGCAGGCTTTGGAGCACGAGATCATGAAGCGCACGCATGATGCGTCGATGCAGATGATCGTGGATGCGAACGCTGCTGAACTTCAACCGACCACACAGACAGGAGAGAGTGAATGAGAGGCAAGGGCGTGACGGGCAAGGGCCCGAATATCACCGGCATGTCGGCCGGCAAGAGCCGCGCGAAGGAGCTGAACAGCAACTCGGAGAAGCGCGGCATCGGCGGCGGCACCAAGACGACCGGCTCGAAGGGCACGGGCGACACTTGGCGCAAGGGCAAGCGCTGAACCGCCATGGTGATGACGCCGGCTCTCCTGGGAACGCTGACGGGCACCGAGATCGCCCTGTTGCTCGGCGGTCTCGTGGGCGAGGCGACGACGCAGCAGATCGCTAACCTTTCCGCAAACCTCATGCGGCGCGAGGTGGATGCGAGCATCGCGCTCGACGCCACCTATAATGGCGTCTTCATCGCGGCGAACTCGCCGTCCGGCATTACGCTGACGCTGCCCGACACGCTGCCGCTCGGCTTCAACTGCGCGGTCGTTCAAATCGGGGCCGGGCAGGCGACGATGGTGCCTGCGGGCATCGCGACGCTCAACTCGCAGCAGGGGTTCACCAAGACCGCCGGGCTTTGGGCGGTCATCGGGATCGTTGCTCCGCTGCCGGCGACTTTCGTCCTGACGGGGAACGGCGCGTGAGCATCTACAGCGGAGTGACGCTCCAGATGGTTCTCGGGGGGCTGCTCAACGTCCTTCAGATCAATGGGCAGACGCTGGAGATCAGCGGTCAGCCCCTCTACATTTAGGGGTCTCGACGATGTCCGTTGATATCGCCAATCCTGGCGTCGAAACCGTCCCTTTGATGAACGCGCTTCGGCCGCTGACGATACCGGGTTTCATCGCGAATATTGCGACGACTTTCCCCAACAATGTGACGAACGCATCGGTGTTCGCGGCGACTGACGGCACGGCCGATCAGGACATTGTGCTCGCGCTGAAGGGCAATGGGGCTTTCCAGCTGTTCCTGGCCGACAACGGCATCGGCGGCAACAAGCGCGGCGCGGGCGCTTGCGACTTCTCGACGCGCGCGAGCAATGCCTTCCCGCAATACGTCGCATCGGGCGCGCAGTCCTTCGCGTGCGGTCTGTATGTGATGGCATCGGGCCAGCAGGCGACCGGCTTCGGCTTCAATATCCAGGCGACGGGCGCGCAGGCCTTCGCGGCCGGCAACGCGCTGACGGCAACCGGCCCGAACGATACTTGCTTCGGGATCTCGAACAATGCCACGGGCGGCGTGTCGTTCTCGGCCGGATATGGCTGCAACTCGGATGGGCAATTCTCCTCGGCCTGGGGCCGCGCTGCGGTCTGTCGCGGGCGCTACGGCTCCTTCGCGCACAGCTCCTTCGAGACGCCCAATCAGGGGAACAGCCAGCGCGCCATCATGGTGCTGCACGCGCAGACGACGAATGCGACGCCTGTCGTTGCGGTTGCGGACAATACGGCGGCTAGCGCCGCGAACCAATGCTCGCTGCCCCCGAACTCGACGTATGTGGTGCGAGGCACCATCGTTGCTCGCCGGGGATCGAACGGCGATAGCTCGGCCTGGAGCTTCCAGGGAGTCATCAAGCAGGGCGCGGCTGCTGCCAACACGGCGGTCGTGGGCTCCATCTCGCAGTCTCTGATCGCGCAGGACGCGGGAGCCGGGACGTGGAGCGTCTCGCTGACGGCTGACACCACAAACGGCGCACTGGCGGTCACGGTGACCGGGCAGGTCTCGGCGACGATAAACTGGTTCGTCAAGGTCGAGAGCGAAGAACTGGTGTTCTAAAGGAGAGGCCATTGAGCGAGATAATCGACACCGTCCATACGCTCCGCGGCGGCACCAAGACGACCGGCTCGAAGGGCACTGGCGATACTTGGAGCAAGACCGGCAAGGGAAAACGCTAAGCGTGACTTAGCGAAGAGCGGATGTTCTAAACAGGAGAGGCGCATGAAGGCTGACAGCAAGGGCGGCAAGAAGGCCGCCAAGGTCATGAGGGAATATAGCGAGGGGCATCTTCACTCGGGTTCGAAGAAGGGCCCCGTCGTGAAGGAAGCGGCGCAAGCGAAGGCCATCGCGATGAGCGAGGCGCGGAAGGCGTCGCGCAAGAAATGAACGAGGTCAGTGCCACCCTCCGCATCCTGGCGCGCGATACGTGGCGGCTGAAGCCGGCCGACCGTGCGGCGCTCTTTCAGGCGGCCGATGAGATCGAGGCGTCCGCTCGCATCTACGAGAAGTTGTTTGAGCAGCAACAGGTTGCCGACGCGCTCCGGGCCCGCATTTCGGAATTGACGAAACGGCTTCCTCCCGAGCCGGTCGTGCTGCCGCTCGACAGCGTGACCTATTCTATGTGGTCCCCCATGATCTCCAAAGGGTGGACGGCATGATCGCGGGCACCAAGCTGCCGCCCATCGTTCACGGCGGTGAGATAGTCGGCGACAAGGAGATCGCGAAGGCGCTCGATGCCTTTGAGCACGACTGCAAGGAGTTTGCGGGGCAGTTCTACGACATGGAGCGCTCCGAAAAGTTCCGCCTCGATTGGCCGGATCAGGACCGCTTCGTCGAGAGCGAGTGGCGGGCCTTCGTCAATGCGACGCGCTTCGTCTATACCGAAGCGCTCGGCTCGCCGTCGTGCCCCGAAGACAAGAAGCGCGCGATCTTCATCGCCCTCATCCGGCTGGCTCAGGTGGAGCAAGAGAATGCCCGGCGAGGCGTCGAGCATAATACTCGCCTACAGATGATGCCTGGCACACAGGCCTTCGAGGGCGACCGAAGAGAGAACCGGAAGCTGGTCGAGCAGTTCGGCAAACGGCCGACGCTCCGCGCGGCACTCCGTAACGCAACCGTATTGAAGCCTGTCTGAGGAAACCATGACCTTCCCGCTAGAGAAATACCGACCCGTGTTTAATGCCTTTCAGGAGGGCTCAGGAGCCCCTGAAGGCGAGCCGCCCTCATCCGCCACCGAGGCCCCGCAAGAGCCCTCTACGCCCGTCCCAGCCCCGGCAACCGTCGTTCCGCAGGGTCTCCTCGACGAGCTGACGAAGCTTCGCGCCAAGAACCGCGAGATCGCGGCCGAGCGGGACAATGCGCAGCAGCGCGCCCGCGATGCGCAGAGCCTCGCTGAGCGCTTGGCCAAGGGCGAGGCGGCCCATATGCCGGGCGCTCAGCAGGAGACGCAGCGCTCCGCTCCCGTGATCGACGACGAGGAGGTGAACCGTCGCGCGGCGCAGATCATCCACAGCCGGGACGTTCAGTCGCTTGGCAACAACCTGCGTGAGCAGTTCGGTCAGGCCCGCTTTGCAGAGGCTGACAAGGCGCTCGCGGCGCTGGCTCCCGATGGCGGCTCGGAGTTTCTTCAGAGCCTGATCGCGGTTACGAAGACTGAGGCTCACAAGATTCTCAACGATCTGACCGACAAGCCGGCTGAGCTTCAGCGCATCATCAACCTCGACCCCATCAGTCGCGCAGCGGAGCTTACGCGCATGTCCATTGTAACCACCTCGGCGGCCGAGAGCGCGCCTGCCGCCCGCAAGGGCGTGAGCAGGGCCCCCGCGCCGGCTCCTGCGGTCGAACCGAGCGCGACGAAGGTTCGCGATTGGGACGCGATCAACACCGATCCGAAGACCTCGGACGCGGAATGGTCGAAGGCCTGGGAGGCTCGTCAGCGCGAGCGTCGGGGCGGTCGATGAGGTTTTGCTGACGGCATGACTGTGAGGCAGAAACGTCGTTAGCCTGGAATGAGCGCACCGGCCGCTAAAAGCCGGGTTCGGACGTAAGTGGCTCGCCCCCACCGCTGACCGCGAGCGATATCGCGGGTGCTCCCGTCCTTGTCCGCGTCGGGAACGGACATTTTCCGCAACATCGTGCGCCGGCTGGCGCGTCAAAGGAGCCATCCCGATGGCTAATAGCATTCTTACGCCGAGCATGATCACTCGGTATTCCATCAAGATGTTCTTGAATACGAACTACTTTATTCAGAACATCTCGCGCCAGTTCGAAGACCAGTTCGGTATCGAGGGCGCGAAGATTGGGCAGCAGCTTCGTATCCGCTACCCGAACCAGTATACCGTCACGGACGGACCTGGGATCAGCATTCAGGACACCGTCGAGCAGCAATTCTTGCTCACCGTGGCCACTCAGCGTCACGTCGATGTCGCTTTCACCTCGGTGGAGACGACCCTCGACATCGACGACTACATGGAGCGCATCGTGCTCCCGCGCGTCAATGCGCTCGCGAACAACGTTGCGATCCAGATCATGGCGAACACCGCCCCGGTCGCGCGCAACATCGTTGCGAACGTCGACGGCAACAACAACATCCTCCCGATCAACGACGCGCCGATTGCGCTCGCTCGTGCGATCCTTGAGGAGAACTCTGCGCCGAACTTCGGCGAGATGGGCACTCGTAAGGTCGTGCTTGCTCCGCGTTCCGACACCCGCGTTCAGCAGTCGCTGAAGGGCCTGTTCAATCCCGTCCCGTCCATCGCCAAGCAATATCAGACGGGCATGATGTATGAGGCGCTTCAGTTCCGGTTCTTCGAGGACCAGAGCGTTGTGTCGCATACGACCGGCACTGCCACGACCGCGACCGTCAACGGTGCCAACCAGACCGGCACCACCCTGCTTATCAACGCGCTCTCGGGCACGCTGAATGCGGGCGACGTGATCACGATCTCGGGCGTCAATGCGGTCAACCGCACGTCGTTCCAGAGCTACGGCATCGTGGCTCAGTTCGTCGTGACCGCGAACGCATCGAACGGCGCGACCTCGCTGTCGATCTATCCTGCGATCATCCCGCAGGCTAACGCTACGCCTTACGCTGGCCTGCCCTACACTGCGCAGCAGTATCAGACCGTGACGGTTTCGCCGGGCAACAACGCGACGATCACCCCGTTCGCGAATGCCTCGGTGACCTATCGCGAGAACCTCGCATACGCGCCGGACGCGATCACCATGGTCGTCGCCCCGTTGTGGATTCCGCCCAACGAGAAGGGCGTCATCGCTGCGGCTCGTCACTCCTTCGACGACCTCTCGATGCGCTCGCTCGTCTGCTACGAGCCGACCACCGACCAGCCGGTCGACCGTCTCGACATCCTCTTCGGCTCGGGCGTTCCCCGTCCGGAGTGGCTGGTGCAGATCGCCGACGTTACCCCGTAACCGTCCCATAGCCGCCGGGAATCCTTCCCTGCGTCTTGAGGGCGGACAGGTCACACGCTCACTATGCGCTCCCGCCTTCGGGCGGGGGCGTTAAACGGCGGCTCGGCGGCTGTCATGGCTCCGCTGAATGGTGGGAAGCCCTCGTTCGTTTCTATGGGAACCTGAACAATGGTGCAGCAATATCCGAAGTGGGTTGTCGTTCATTCGTCGCATATCGTGACGAAGGCGACCGACAACGCCAAGGTTAACATCAGCGTCTCTCACGGCTTCTGGCCGTGGAGTGTTGACCGCGTGTCTGGTGCCGTGAGCGTTTTGGTCCACGATGCCGCTGAAGAGACACGGGCCACTACCGCCTTCAACAGCTAGGAGAACCTCTCTTGTCCGACATCTTATCCAATCTGGATTTAGCCAAAGTTGGCCCGCGCTCTGGCGCGACGCGCACGCTCGACAGCTCGATTGCCCTTGAGGGCATGAAGGTCACCGAAGGTGAGCAGGTCACGTATACGACACCGACCGGCGACCGTCCGATCTTCGACTACAGCCAGATCAAGAAGACGAAGGCTGCTGACGGCACCGTCATCGACTTCCAGAAATACTTCCACAAGAAGGGCTACGAGGCGTGGCCGGCGTGGCTGTATCACCCGACCGAGCCTCCGGTGCTCTGCAAGGATCAGGACGAGGCGGCCGAGTTCGGCGTCTACTACCGCGAGACGACCGAAGACGAAAAGGCGCGCTTCGGCGGCTTGCCGGCCACCTGGGATTGGATGACCGACAGCCTCTGGCGTCCCTCGCCCTACAAGGGCACGCAGAAGCCTGACGTGAAAGCCTACGGCAAAGAGCTTCAGGTCGCGGCCCCGAACTACCTCGCTCAGCAGAACGATCTGCTACGCGGCCTGACGGCGGCGCTCAGCCAGAACAACAATGCCTCGTCAGCGCAGCTCCAGGCGCTCATGGAGACGTTCCTGGCGGCCATGATGAAGGGGCAGGCTACTCAGGTAGCGCCGGCCGAAACGGCCGTCCAGGCCCCCTCTGAGGCCCCGCAATCGGCACTCTCGGGTGAGCCAATGGACGAGCGCGTCTTCGAGACGCCGCAGGCGATGGAAGATGCCGACGAGCGCGATCACTGGATTTCCGAAGCGGAGCGCCTCGGCCTCAAGATCGACAAGCGGTGGACCCTCAAGCGTATTCAGGACACGGTCCTAAAGGCGGTCTGACATGGCCAATCCTGCGGAAGGCGTGCTGCCGGTCGATACCGTCCAGCAGTTGCTCGTCAATTGTCTCATCGACGCCGGCATCGTTGGCATCGACGAGAGCATCGAGCAGCCGATAATCAATCGCGCCTTCACGCAGGTGAACTGGATCATCGCGCAGTGGAACCGCAAGCGGTGGCTCTGCTATGCGCTCGAAGAGTATTCCTTCGTCTCGACGGGGGCGCTGAGCTATCCGGTCGGCAAGGGGATGGCGGTCGACATCAATCCGCGCCCCGACCGCCTGGAATATGCGTTCCTGCGGTTTCTCCAGGGCTCCAGCCCCGGCAACCTTCAGGTCGATATCGCTCTCGACATCATCGAGAGCCGCGAGGACTACAGCCGCATCGTCGTCAAGAACGTCGGCACGCTGCCGTGGCGCATCTTCTACCAGCCCGATTGGCCGGTCGGCGCTCTGTTCCCGTGGCCGGTCCCGCAGGCGAGCATCTACGAAATCCATGTCGGCTTCAAGGTCGTGCTACCGCGCTTCGCGAGCCTCAGCGACAAGATCAACTTCCCGCCCGAGTATGAGGCGGCGCTGAACTGGACGCTGGCGCGCCGGCTGCGCGCTTCGTATCAGTTGCCCGAAGACCCGCAGATCAACAGCCTCGCCCGCAATGCGCTGAACACGCTGCGGCTCGCCAACTCCGCAATGTCTACGCTCCGGTTGCCTTCTCCCCTCCGCAACCGTAATCGCGCTTACGATTACCGGGGGGACGCCGATTCCTTTTAATATCAAGGACTTACGCGCCTTCTCCATTCTGGCCGGCTTGTTCCCGGCGGATCGAACAGGTGCTCTTGTGGCCATCCTTGATTGAGGCGGTTCTTGAGCGTGTTGACCTTGAAGCCCATCTCGCATTCGGTCTTCCTGATCGACATGCGCCGACCATCCGGGAGAGTTACGAGGCGAACGCCCCGGCTTCCGATGCCGTCTGGCTTGTTGTTGTTCTGCTCTTCCCATGTCGCCCAGCGCACGTTGCCGGGTTCATAGTCACCCTGGCCATTCGGCCATCTGTCCAGTGAGTATCCGGGACCGGGGGGCTCGCCTACGTCTTCTTGGAATGCGGCGAAATCGTTCCACCGCTCGCAGACCTTGATGCCCTTCGCTCCATACCACCGATATGCGGAGTTGTTGGGATTAGAGCACTTGTTCCGCATTGTCAGCCAGCGTCCGTATAGAGGCGTCCGCTTGCCGACCTTGTTCGCGCCGTGCTTGACTGCTGCCATCTGAAACCCTCGTTATAGCCGAAACGACAGAGATGGTAACCATCTTGTCCCGGCGCAAGATCAACGGAGATACCCAATGCTCAAATCCCTTCGTGACACCGCCATCCTCGCAGCCGCCGCGATCTTCTGTGCGGCGGTCGCATCCGCATCGGTCGGCATTGCGCCGAACCCGTCCAACGGACCATCGCTTGTCGATGGCACTTGGCTCCTCGGGCTTGCCGGCGGGTCGAACTACACCTACCAATACGGCATCACCGCGCTCGGCACGTCGCAGGCGACCGCTCAGGCCCTTCCGGCCAACGTGTCGCTCATCGAGGTGGACACGGCGAATTCCTCGACCGGCGTGAACCTGCCGTTCTGCTATCAGGGCACCGCGTTGCAGGTCTACAACACGGGCGGCAACACGATCACCGTCTACCCGGCGGTCGCGAATAACCCGATCACGGCGGCGCAGGACACGATCAACAACACGACTTCGACGACGATCTCGAACCATGCTGCCGGCTCGTTCTTCTGCGCGAAGAACGGCAACTGGGCGTCTAAGTGAGACGACGGCGGTTGTTCTATGGCTGGTATGATGCGCCGAACAAGCAGCTACGCTTGAGCGCATTCCCGCCAGACGCTCCGGTGCGGCCCTCGGTCGAGATATCCTCGGTCGAGGCCGCGCAGGCGCTCGCTGAGCGCAAGAGGGCGGACATCTACTGGTGGCCGCCGCTCCCGGTGGAGGGTCTGTGATGCGCACACTCGCCGACATCGAGCGCATCGCTCAGAGCGCCTGGAAGGGGCCGGGAACCATCTCGGCCGCCATCGAAAGCACCGGCATCCGGCTCACGAGCGGAGCGCATTACGTCGATGTGCTGCTCACGGTCGGCGATCTGACGCGCGAAGAGGGTTCGCTCGTGCGCATGACGCTCCAGCCGGCCCTCGATAAACTCAAAGCGTTGGCCGGCTAGCTGTGCTAGACTTGGAGACACGTCGATGCTTAGGCCGGATTTTCTCATCCCGCTGAACAGCGGCGCATATCAGTCGCGCGGCCCGGCGGGCCTGAACCAGATATGCCAGAACCTCTATCAGGAGGTGAACCCGGAGAATGCCGACCCCGAGCATCCGGTTGTCCACTTCACGCGGCCGGGACTGATCTCGTTCGGCTCCCCCGGAACGACGGGTGTCGGTCGCGGCGTGTTCACCATGTCGAACGGCAACTGCTACGCAGCGGTCGGCCAGTTCGTCTATAGCGTGGACGGCTCCGGCATCATGACGCAGATCGGGCAGATCGGGCCTCAGTCCACGCCTGTCTCGATGGTCGATAACGGGCAGACGGCGGTCGTCGTGGACGGCACGCACACCGGCTACCAGTTCGACTTGGGGACGAACGCCTTCTCCGCGATCTTCGATCCCACGGGCCAGTTCCAGGGTTCGGTGCGCACCGACTACGCGGACTCATTCCTCATCTTCGCGACGCCCGGCACGCGGGATTGGTTCACGTCCCTGTCGAACCAAGTGGCGTTCAATGCGCTCATCAATGCCGCGAAGAGCAGCTACCCGGACCCGATCCAGACGCTCGGCTACCTGCTGCGCGAGGTGTGGCTCATCGGCTCGCAGCGCTCCGAAGTGTGGTATCTCTCGGGCGGCGCGAACTTCCCATACAACGAGTTCCCGAACGTCGATATCCAATACGGGACGATAGCGCCATACAGCTTCCAGAAGTGCGATCAGACGCTTCTCTGGCTGAGCCGCAACACGGCCGGTCAGGTGCTCGTGCTTCAGACGCAAGGCTATGGCGTCAATGCCATCTCGACACGAGCGCTCGAAACCGAGTGGACGAATTACCCGAACCCGCAGGATGCGGTCGCATATGCCTATCAGCAGGGCGGTCATATTTTCTACGTGATCACGTTTCAGCAGGCTAACAAGACGTGGGCTTACGATCTCTCGACGAAGCAGTGGCATCAGCGCGGCTGGATCGACAGGGACGGCTCGTTCAATCGCGAGCGCGTCATGTTCGCCACGAACTTCAACAACTACATCGTCGGCCAGGATTGGCAGACGGGCGAGCTATACAAGCTCGACCTCAACACCTTCTCCGACAAGGGCACGCCCATTGTCTGCCGCCGAAGCTTCCCGCACGTCTTGCAGGGTCTCAAGGAGGTCACGCACGCTGACTTCGTGGCCGACATGGCGTATTTCGGGGTCTCCGCCTCGGGCGGTTCGGATTGGAACAACGACTATAATCTCGACTTCGGGCCGCTCGCCGTTGACAACATGAACTTCATCAACTTTCGCTATTCCAGCAACGGTGGCGTGAGTTGGTCGAACTACAGGCGCAAGGGCATCGTTCCGGTCAACAACGTCAATTACCGGGCGCTCAACCGCTGGCGCGGCCTTGGCATGGCGCGCGACAGGGTTTATGAGGTCTCGTGGTCGATCCCGGCTCTCATGACGCTGCAAGGCGCGTGGCTTGAGCCTAACATGCACTCGACCTGATGGCGGCGACGCAACCGGGCCTGCCGGCGCACGATCCGTTCGACAAGAACGGTCAGCCGAACCGGGTCTGGCTTCAGTTCCTAAACCTGCTCTATCAGCGTGTCGGCGGCGCTAGCGGGAACCCATCGGCATTCCTCGACGGCATCACGACGGTGCCGGGCTCGATGCTCCTGCGGGGCCTGAGCGCGTGGGGCGGCCTCGCTCCCGGCCTTCCGTTCCGGGTGCTGCGCTCGATCTCGGGCGCTCCCGAGTGGGACTTGCTCGACGGCAACAGCTTCGGCACGCAGGGCGGCGGTCAGTTCTTCGCGAGCCCGGCCGGCGGCGCTGGGCCGCCCGGCTTCCGGGCGATACAGTCTTCCGACATCCCGCCGGTCACTCCGACCTTCCCGCCACAGTCGGCGAACGCCTTTTTCGCCGGCCCGACACCGAGTTTTCGGCAGATTTTCCCCGGCGATCTCGTGACGGTAGCTGGGCAGTTCCCCGGTACTACCACGAACGACAGCGCTCAATCCGGAGCGGTCGGCGAGTATCAGGCGGCGACAGCGCCCAACACGTCGCATACCGTCACGATCTCGAACGGCGCGAACGCCACGATCACCTGGGCCACGCACGGCCTGACGCCCGGTTCTCCGGTGCACTTCACGACGACCGGCTCGCTCCCGACCGGCCTGACGGTCGGGACCAACTACTACGTCTGCACGCTCAACTTCGCGGTGGGCTCGTTCACCGTCTCGACGACGCTCGCGAACGCCTTCGCCGGCACGGCGGTGACGACAAGCTCGGCCGGCACCGGCACGCATACGGCCAATTCGGCCGTCATCCTCGCATCAGGATCGCCGATTGATGTCGCAGGAATCCTTCTCACGGCGGGCGATTGGGATGTATGGGCAAATCTCGCGGTAAGCGCCGCTCTAACCAGTTCCAACGGTTGGATCGGCCAAACTTCAGCAACCGATCCGGGGGCACCGAACCTGGGAGCTTATGTGTCGTGGCTGACCGAGCCGGCAGTGCCGGTGGGGATGCAGCGCATCACGGTAGCGGGAGCAACGACGCAGATCGCGTATCTATCGATGAACCCGACATTCGGGGGAAGCTCGAACGGGTTCGGCTACTTGGCAGCTCGCCGGGCGAGATAAGGCGCAGCTTCGATGCCGCCGAGATCAACGCCATCGTCAATGACCCGGAGGTGCTGCGGCTGATCGCGGTGCAGAGCGTCGAGGCGCTCGATCTCGCGCCTTTTGTTGCGGATCACCGCAACGTGCTCCTGATGAGCGAGGGCGGCGGCATCTTCTTCGCGGCCGATGCGACCGTCGTTGATCCGTGGCCGGGTCGGTATGAGGTGCACACTAACTTCCTGAAGGCTTACCGGGGGCGGAACGTCATCCGCGCGAGCCTCAATGCCTATCGATGGATGTTCACGCGCACGGACTGCATGACGCTCCTGACCAAGGTGCCGTCCTTCAACAAGGCGGCCGAGTGGTTCTGCAAGCATGTCGGGGCGACGAAAGAATTTACGCGGGCCAATGCGTGGCCCGATCCGGCTAACCCGTGCGATGTTTCATACTGGTCGATGAGCTACGATAGCTGGGTGCGAAACAACACAGACGTTCTGGAGACGGGCCGGAAATTCCATGCTCGCCTCGACGAAGAGTTTGCGCGGCACGGCAAGACGGACAATCACCCGGAGGATGAGGCGCACGACCGATACGTTGGGGCGTGCGTCGAGATGATCTACGGCGGTCAGCCCGAGAAGGGCATCATCCTCTACAACCGCTGGGCCCGGTTCACGAACTACAGCCAGATCGATCTCCTGACGCGCGATCCTCTCGTGATCGACATTGGGACAGCTCTCTTGGAAGTGGACGCCGCTAATGCAACCTTCAAAGCCATTGTGGTGAGATAAGATGCCCGTAGGAGCAATGATCGGCGGCGGGCTTGGGGCACTTGGCTCCATCGGCTCGGCCCTGATTGGCAGCAGCGCTGCCGAGAAAGCGTCTAAGCAGCAGGTCGCCGCGCAGATGGCCGCCCTGAACCTTCAGGCCGGGTTCTTCGACAAGGCGCAGAGCGCTCTGTCGCCGATCTATAGCATGGCTCCGGACTTCCTGACGGCGCTCAAGGGCATCGGCTCGACGGGGGCCGGCGCGATGACGAACCTAGCGAACGTGGGATCGAACCTGACGCAGGGGGCCAACTCGCCGCTCGCGACGCTCACGCAGCTTCTGACGCCTGGACCGTCGATGACATCGACGCTGTCGAACCTCCCCGGCATGAAGTTCCTGTCGGAGTATGGGAACATCGCCGCTCAGAACCAGCTATCGACGCAAGGCCTCGCATCTGCCGCCGGGCCGGTCGGCCGGGCGATCAGCGACTACAACCAGGGTCTCGCCCAAACCTCGTGGGGCACGCTCGTCGGCCAGTTGCAGAATCTCGTGAACACCGGGACCGGCGCGCTATCGACGGCGGCAGGCCTCGGCACGAGCGCATACGGCACGGGTGCCGGGCTCGGCACGCAGGCTGCGGGCGCTCTGGCTGGCTCGGCTGGCCAGTTCGGGGCTCTCGGCAGCCAATCGCTCGGCAATATCGGCACGGCGCAGGCACAGGGCACGCTCGGCTCGGCCAACGCCATCTCGGGCGGCCTGACGGGCCTGACGGGCTCGGTCAGCAACGCGCTCATGATGAGCAAGCTTCTCGGCGGCGGCGCTTTCGGCAACAGCACGGGCGCAAGCTCCTCGGGCAGCATCTACGGCGGCGGCTTCTCGCCGGCTCAGGTCGGCGACATCAACAGCTTCGCTCAAGCTTACGCGCAGGGATAATCATGGCACGAAGCGCACTGAACCTTGGCGGCGCTCAGTCCCCCGAGCAGCCGGATGTGCCAAACCCGAATGCTCAGCAGGGCGGTTTGCAGGCCCAAGGACCGTCATCGGCTCTGGGAGCTACCCCTATGGCCGAAGCCCCGCAAACGGGCGCTGGCGGGGCTCCTGGGGGCCCGCAGCAGGCTCCTGCGCCCGACCATGCCCAGACGGTAGCCGCGCTTCGGCATTTCGGCGCGATCACGCGCTCCATCGTGGGTCTCCTGAAGAACCCGGCGCTTGGCAAGACCGACATGCGGAGCGAGGTCATCGACGCGATGACGAAGCTCGTCGCGTCCGACATGATGCGCTCCGACAACGCGGTCAGCGAGATGAGCACGTTCCCGGAGAAACCGTTCGACCAGCGCAAGTGGCTTGAGGATCACCTCATGAACGCGCGCCAGGGTCAGGTCGCGGTGCTCAGCCACCATCAGGCGGCCTTCGGCGGCACGACGCCGGATCAGGACGCGGTCGCGTCTTCGATGGAAGACAATCATCACTCCTCGATGAAAGGCCTTATGGGCCACTATAAGGGCAGATAACGATGGCTGATTTGTCGAGCCTCTATCCGCAGCCGCCCGCGCCCGCGCAGGGCAGCATCCTGACGCAGAACCCGCTGCAATTGCTCGGGCCCATGATGGATGTCGCCAAGTTCAGGGCGCAGCAATCTGTCGGCGAGGCGGCGCAGGACGCGATCAAGGGCGATGGGACGTTCGACCCGCAAGCCTTCATGGCCGGCGTCAAATCGCGTGGGTCGGCTGCGTCTCTCGCGGCTCCGGGCGCTGTGCAGGGGGCGCTCGATGCGTGGGGGAAGAACATCCAGAACGGCCAGAACGCCTTCGACTATAATGTCAAGAAAAGCAACACTTTTATGGGACAGGCGGTCCCATACGCGACGAAGCCGGGCGGCCTGACCGACAACGACGTTCCGCAGCTCCAGGCTTGGTGGGTCCGGTCGGGCCTGCCTGCCGATACGGCAACGGACATCGGCAACTGGCTCCTGTCGGTTAAAGACCCCATTGCCCGGCAGCGCCTGCTATCCGGCTTCGGTGTCGGCATGGCTGGCCCCGGCGCATTTGTGACGCCCGGTCCCGCGACCGTCGATCAGAGCACCGGCATTGTTCGCCAGCCGAGCGCGGCCGAGACGGCTCCCGGCGGCTCTGCGCGCGGCGGTCCCGGCGCTGCGCTTCCGGGTGGCGGGGCCGGCGCGGCTCCCGCGACAAGCCTGCCGCCCATGACGGGCGCAAACTCCAAGCAGTATCAGGACGACCTGAGCGCATCGGGCGGCTTGGTCAGCAACCTGCGTCCGTTGCAGGCGGCCCTGCCGCTCGTGCGGGCGCTCAGCCACTGGAGCTTCGGCAAGAGCGCGTCGGACATCGCGAGGGCCCGGAGCTTCATCCAGACGCTCGGCATCTCGGACAAGGGCACCGATCCACAACTTCAGGTGCAGCAGGAGCTTGCGAAGTATCTCGCGCAATACCGCTCGGGCCAGCCGGCAGGCACCGATCTCGCACGCGTCAATTCCGAGCTTTCCAACCCGAACATGGACCTGACGAAAGAGGCGAATGAAGAGCTGATCATGTCGCAGATCGGGCGTGATCGTGTCGCCGCCGCGACGCCATATGGCTACGATGCGGTAGATGCGGCGCGCCGTCCGCAGGGAGCCCCGGCCGACCAGTTGAAGAGCGGCTATCTGGCGTATAGGCCACGGCACTTCGCCATCACGGACCAGAAGGCAGCCGAGTTCGACATTATGACGCCCGAGCAGCGGTCTGCCTACCTGAAGACGCTCGGGCCTAAGACTTCGCCGGCCTATCAGCGCTTCATCGCGACGCTGTCGCTCATGAGGCGCAACAACATCATGCCCGAGCCGGGACAGTAAGATGGCCGACGACGACGTTTCGGCCGTAGGGCCGCCGCTCGATATCACGCCTGGGGGCTTCTCCGTCTCCCCGGACGATCTCGACCTGATGGCGCGCACCATGATCGGTGAAGCGCCGGCCGGGGGAAGGTCTGCCGTTGCCAACGTGATCCTCAACCGCGCCTATGCGGGGGCTAACGGCCTCGCCAAGGGCGCTGGGGATTTCCCGAACAACATCTCGGACGTGATCGCGCGAGGCGGTTTCGAAAGCTGGCGGCGCAGTGGCCGTTATCTGCGCGGCATCTCGACTGACGATCCAGACTATCTCCAGGCTTACAGCATAGCCAAATCGGCCGCGATGGGCCTTGAGCCGGACCCCACGAACGGCGCGACGTTCTTCTGGTCCCCGCGTTCGCAGGCGGCCTTTGGGCGCAATCCTCCCCGGTGGGCTCGCAACAATCCGCCGGTCGCGGTCACGCCTGACGGGCAGCAATACCATACCTATCCCGGAGCGAAGCCCATCGTGCGTCCCGGCGCGCCGATGACGCTCCCGGCACCGGACACCGATCCGACAGCGGGCTATGACCTGGGGGGCGCTCACGGTCCAGGCGTTGGTGCAGGGGCTCCAGGGGCCCCTACGGCGGCCACTGCTCCGGCACCGGCTACGCCATATGGCGTGACCGACATGGCGCTCCCGCCGCCACCAAGGGGCGCTGACGATCCCCTCCTCGGGTTCGATCTCGGGCCGCATACCATGACGACGCCTCTCGCGCCGCCGCCTAGCCTTTCGGATGCCGCTGCGGCGGCCGTGAGGGGCGCTCCTGGCGGAACGGCTGCGGCGGCCGGCGCTGGCTTCCTTGGCGGCTTCCCGTTCATCGGTCCCACGCTCCAGGCTGGAGCGCAGGAGCTAGCCGCTCGCATGATCTCGGGGGCCCATGGCGTGCCGCTCGATCAGGCGCGTGCGCAGGCTGGCGCGATCCTCGGGGCGAATGCCGGCGAGCATCCATATGCGACCACAGCGGGTGGTCTGGCGGGTGGTCTGGCGGGTGGCGTGGCGGAAATCGCGCCCATGATCGCGGCTGCTCCTGCGGCCTTCGGTGTTGCGCCCGGCATGAGCCTCGGTGCCCGCATAGGTGCTAGTGCTCTCACCAACGCCGGCATCGGTGGCGTCGATACCGCGATCCGGGGCGGCAACCCTCTCGACATAGGCCGGTCGGCGCTCATCGGTGGCGCGGTCGGTGCTGGCGCTCCATTTGCCGGTCAGGTTGTCGGATCGTTCCTTCGCGGTATGATACCCGGCTCCGTTGCTCCCGCCAATGCGGCCGAACGGCAGCTGATGGCTGCGATGCAGGGCATGCCGCCGGGCGCGCTGACGACGGCGATCATGCGCATGCGCGCCAATCCGCGTCTGTCGCCAATGGACGTTCTCGATCCCATGCAATACGAGGCGCAGGGTCTCGCGGCCAGCGGCGGCGAGCCTCGCAACGTCCTCAACCAGTTCGATGCCGCACGCAGGGGGTCCGCCGGGAGCAGCGTTTCCGGGGCCTACGATCAGGCTCTGGGCATGACGCCGGATGTCGAGGCTACCCTGGCCGCCATGAAGGCGAGGGCCAAGGCGAACGCATCTGCGGGCTTTGGCGCGGCATTGGCCGGCGCGCGTCCCGTCAATGTCCAGCCGGTGCTCGATGCCATCGACAAGCGCCTGACGCCGGGCGTCAATTCGGTTGTCTCGACGCCTAGCCGTATCCCGCCGAGCGCGACTGATGCGCAGCTTCTGCGGATGCGGGCTCAGCTTGCCGGCCCGGATGGCCAGAGCATGTTGACCGATGCCGATGCGCTCCACCGCATACAGTCGGAATGGGGGCAGCTTTCCCGCTCGCTCGGCAAGAGCGCTGACGGGTGGGACCGCATGACCGGCGGTGCCATGGGCGACATCCGGAGCGAACTTGTGGACGCCCTCGATCAGGCGACGGGCGGCAGGTTCAAGCCGGCTCAGGCCCAATTCAAGGATGACATGGACGTTCAAGATGCCTTCTTCAGGGGCAACAACGTCCTGAAGAATGCTCCGACCGACCTCGAAAACAGGCCCGAGTATTGGCGATCATGGGTGGCTCAGGCGACGCCGGAGGAGCTTGCAGCCGCGCGCCTGGGGGCCAGGACGGCAGTCTCCGGCAAGATGGGCGCGGTTCGGAACGCCCCGCTGACCGGCGAGGCCATCGCCGATAGCGACTTCAACACGCAGCGCCTGGAAGCGCTCCTCGGTAAGCCTGAGACAGACGCTCTCACGCAGGCCATGGCCGACGCGAAGGCCGAGCGCGCCACGAGCGATATGCTGTTCCGCAACTCCCAGACCGCGATGCGCGAGGAGAGCGCGTTACGTAGCGCGATCACCAAGGTTACGGGCCGCGTGGGCGACATTATGCCGAGCTTGGCCGGCGCTATAGGCTCATCGTATTACGGCCTCGGGCCGCTCCTCGGCGCTGCCGGCGGCGCTGGTCTCACGGCAGCGACGCGCCTGATCCAGAGGGCCGCCGCTCGCGCGGACATGGCGCGCAATGTCGCCAAGGCGTCGATCCTTTCATCGTCAGGGCCGCGCGGAGTTACCACCATGCAGCGCCTCGGGGCGCTCATGCGTGGCCAGGGTGTTGATCGCATCGGGGCGCTCATGCGTGGCCAGGGTGTTGATCGCATCGGGCGGGCGGCCACGGGGGCCCTTGCGGGCATCGGTCTCCAGGGTGAGCAGGCTATCCCGAACGGCATGCAGTTGTCTCAGGTGCCGTTCCTTCAGCCGTAGCGGCGGCGCTCGAACCAGTTTCCGAGCACGATCAGGAATGCGATCCAGGCGATGGTCACGGGTATGGCCAGAGGCAGCGGCAGGCTGTAGATGACCCAAACGCAGACGGCGCGGTAGGCGAGCATGACTACCGTGAACAGAACGATGCACGCGAAGACATACATCGGGAAAATCCCTCATGAAGCTGATACGCTCCCTATTTGGCGGCATACTGCTGCTCGGCCTATGGACCGGAGCAGCTTATCCACAGGCAGCGCAGCTCCCGCCGGGAGAGCAGTGCTTCCAGGCTAATGTCGGAACGAACGGCTTCGTGGGCTCGTTCACGCTGACGGCGAGCGGCACTGGCGGCACGAGCGGCACCTTCGGGGGCGTCTCGCTCACGGGCGGCTCGGGCTCGGGCGCGACGGCGAATATCGTTGTCTCGGGAGGTGGCGTCACGACTGTCGCGATCCTCAACCCCGGCACGCAGTATGTGGTCGGTGATGTGCTCTCGGCATCGGCCGGCACCATCGGCGGCACGACCGGCTTTCAGATCACGGTCAATTCGGTCGCGATCAACTCGGCCGTCGCGGGCGGCTCGGTCGCCTACTACATCCCCTCGACGCTGACCCCGAAGCAGACGTGGCAGGACGCTGCCGAGAGCATCCCGAACAGCAACCCGGTCAAGCTCGACCAGAACGGCTGCGCCATCGTCTACGGCACCGGCACTTATCGTCAGATATTGCAGGACAGCCTTGGCAACACGATTTGGGACCAGCTTACGACCGCGTCGAACGGCACCGGCACTCCGACCTTCTGGGGCGGCACCAGCACGGGCTCGGCCAACGCCCAGATCATTACGGCGGCCGGCTTCACGGCCACGGACGGTCAGGCGGTCGCGTTCGTGGCGGGCTTCAGCAACACGTCGTCGGTAACGCTCAACGCCAACGCGACAGGCAACATCGCGGTCGTGAAGGACACGGCATCGGGCTCGCTTCCCTTGGCCGGCGGCGAGATCGTCTCCGGTAACGTCTATCAGGCCTACTATGTCGCCGGCACAAACAGCTATCATATTCCGGTCGGCGCTACTGACCCGGTGGGGACGGTCGTTGACTACACAGGAGCGAGCGCTCCTGCCGGGTGGCTCTTCGCAAACGGCGCGTGCGTCTCGCAATCCACCTATTCGGCGCTCTACGCGATCATCGGCGCGACCTACGGCGCGAGCTGCGTCGGCAGCACGTTTGCGCTCCCTGATTATCGCGGGCGCGTCTCGGCGGGCCTCGACAACATGGGCGGCGCGGGCGCGGCCGGTCGTCTCACGGCGGCCACGATGACGCCAAACGGCACGACGCTCGGTGCCTTCGGCGGCATCGAGGGCTCGGCCATCAGCATCGGCCAACTGCCCGTGATCACGCCAAGCGGCACGGTGACGATCAGCTTCCCCGGACTGAGCTACACCGCGCCCCTGGCGACATCGTCGCAGACCTTCGCCCTCGGCGGCGCGGTGGCATGGCAGCAGTTCACGACGCAGACGCTGACAACTGCCGGCGACGGGCCGACATCCTTCCCGCTGACGCTCAACAGCTTCGGTTCGGGCAATACCTACTACGTCGTTCAGCCGACGCTGCTGGTCAACAAGATCATCAAGTTCTGAGGCCGTGATGCTCAAGAGAATTGCTTCCCTCCTCGGTGTCATCGCGCTCTTTGCGCTTCACTCGCCTGTTGCGAGCGCGACATCCTTCACGCGCACGCAGCTGCTGAGCTTCTTCTCGGGCGCGAGCGGGCCGGCAACGGCGACTAACTGCTGGCCGACCAATGGTGTCGGCTCGATCACCGGCACGACGATGCGCGCGTGTCAGGTCGAGTATCTCAACTCGGTGCCGTGGATTTACGGCGACGCGACATCGGTTGTCTTTGACGGCACGCATACAGCCTGGAACTGGAATTGGCCGGCTACGGCGGGTTCGGCGGGGCAATGCCTGCAGTCGGGCGGCGGCGGCGCTGGCGTCATGACGTGGGGCTCGTGCGGCGCTGCGAGCATCGCGACCAACTCGGATGTGTGGAACGGCACTGCGAGCAAGCTCATCGACGCGCAGGTGGCGCAGACGAGCATCGTGCCGCAGGCGCTCACCATTGCGACGGCGACGTTCACTCCCGCATTCGGAAGCGGCATCAACGAAGACATCACGCTCGTGCATGCGAGCTGCCCATGCACGATAGCGAACCCCACGGGCGTCTATGCCGGATTGTCGGGTAACCTCCGCATCATCCAAAGCTCATCCGGCTCCGATACCATCAGCAGCTGGGGCTCTCATTTCGTGTTCGCGGGCGGCTCGGCCCCAACGCTATCGACGGGCGCTAACGCTGTCGACGTTCTGCCCTTCTACTGCTGGGACACGACGCACTGCGCCGTCACGTTCATTGGGAATGTCCATTGATGAAGCGCCTCATCGTCACTGCCATTCTCGTCCTGATTGCGGCCGGCGTTGCGTGGGGGCGCGGTGGCCTGCCGAGCAACAACCCGACACTCGCCTCCGGTGCCTCCGGGCCGGTATGTCCGTCCGCGCCTCTTGACAGTATCGCCGGCACGCCTTCAATTGCGGTCGGCGTGCGCAAGCTCTATTCGGCCTATGCCGGCAAGGCGCTTCAGGTCTCTCGCTCGTCCGACAACACGCAGCACGATGTCGGCTTCGTCATGTGCAGCCCATCGGGGACGAACCTTGATGTGGCTGACATGCTGAGCTTCTGCGGCGTCACGACCTGCACTGTCGCTAAATGGTATGACCAGAGCGGCGCTGGTCATGACCTCGTGGATGCGACGCCCAACACCGGACCTCAGATAATGGTCGGGGGGGTCCTCGTGGCCACCATCGGCGGTCGCCCCGCGATGCAGTTCCAGCATGCCGGCACGAGCAGCCCTCTCAACACAACGCATGGTTTGTGCGGCAACGGCACCGAAAGCTCAGGCTTCGCGGTTGCGAATGCCCTTGGCGGCTCGACGGGCGCGCTCGGCAGTATTTCTGAAAATCGCGGCCCCTTTACCCTGTGGAGCTGCGGCGACGCCAATCAGGCTCTGACGGGCGTTGCGTTCATGCAGACGGTCCAGGGATGCGCCCCATGCTTTGATGGGTGGCGCACATACGATTACTGGTTCAACACGGGCATCGTGCTTGATGCAGGCGTGACTTACACGTTCGGCAACGATGGCATCTTCCTCCTGCGGTGGAAAATCTCGGACAGCCCAACGCTCAAGACCTATATCGGCGGCGGCTCCCCGGCCACCAATGCGACGGCGACGCCCCTTGTCGGCACGTTCGGCTCGACGTTCATCTTCCAGCTAAGCAACCGTCCGACCGGAGATTCCGGCTTCTACGGCAACGTTAGCGAGATGATCATTTTCGCGTCTGAATGCTCGACATCGGATGCGAATATCATCGGCGCGAATGAATCCACCTTCTTCGGTCCAAGCTGGTCCAACATCTCGTTTTAGCGGAGCACCCGAAATGCGAAACATCCTCGCCGCCATCGCGGCAGTATTCTTCCTGGCGTGGATCGCTCCCGCTCAGGCTCAACAGGAGGTGCGCGTCTGCACTCCGGTCTGGAACGCATCCACGGGAGCCATGGGCTGCGTCGATGTCGGCGTGACCGGGCCGGGGCAAGCTACCAACGCGCTGCCTGTCGTCATCGCGGGCGGCACTTCGGCGACCGATGTCTGCGCCGGCAACCCGAAGACGAGCGCTGCTATCGGAACGAGCGGCTCGACCAATGTTCAGGTCGTGGCTCCGGTCGCCGGCAAGAAAGTCTACATCTGTGCGATAACGCTTATTGCCGGCGCAGCCGCGCACTTCAACATCATCGAGGGCACGGGCAGCGCATGCACAACCGCGAACGAGCTAGCGATCTATGGCTCGACGACGGCTGCGAACGGCCTCTCGCTAGCGGCGAACGGCGGCTGGACGGTCGGCAGCGGCAACGGCACGGTGGGCGTAACGGCTACCGCCGCTAACGGTGTCTGCATCCTCACTGACGGCTCGGTGCAGTTCGGCGGAAATATGATGTATGTCCAACAGTAAGCGCATCATCCTCGCCCTGCTCGGGCTCGTGCTCGGGCTGGGGCTATTCGCGGCCACGGCTCCGGCGCAGCTTCTCACGCTGACGCATGGTGGTGTTGGCTCTGCCGGCTGTCTCCCGCTCGATTGCATCTCGGCCACGCCATATGCCGCATGGTCAACACGCAAGCTACGCAAGGCGTATGCCGGCAACGCGATCACCGTCAGGCGCTCGTCGGATTCGACGACCTCGAATATCGGCTTCGCCGGCAACGACCTCGACACCTCAACACTGCTGACGTTCTGCGCAGCGACGAATTGCTTCGTCACGACGTTCTTCGATCAGAGCGGCCAGAACAATTGCACGAGCGCTCCATGCAACATGGCGCAGGGAACGACGGCGCAGCAGCCGCAGATCGTCACATCCGGGTCTTTGACCGTCACCTATAACAGCCACGCGGCTCTGGCATATACGGGATCGGCGGGGACCAATCTCACGAACGGCAGCGCGGCCCTTCCGACATCGGGCTCTGGCTGGACCGAGATTGGCGTCGCCAACGCAACCAGCGGCGGTGCCGACAGCTTCGGCAACAACGGTCGAGGTCTAATCGGACAGGGCAATTCTTCGGCCGGGCTTAACTTCCTCTCGTCTGGTCTTTGCACCAATTGCTTCGTTATGTATAGCGCGGGATCGGGCACGTCCGACAAGACGGCGCATGTGTCCTACACATTCGGCACGACCAGCATCTTCATCGGACGTTTCGGTTCGGGTGACACCAACCCGATCAAAGCCTTCATCAACGGCGGAACGCCTGGCACGGGCTCGAACGCGACGCTGAGCGGCACCACAACGCCCAGTTTCGTTGGTTGCCACCGTGGATGCGGCACTAATGCGAACGCCCTCGATGGCTCTCTCGCTGAAGCCTACTCGTTCGGCACCGAGCTATCGGTCACTGACACCAATCTTATCGGCAACAACATGGCCACTTACTACGGCCTCGTTTGGACGACCGTCACGCAATGATGTGCAAAATGTTACGCAACACCCTCGCCCGCGTCCTCCTTGCCGGCATCCTGATCTCAATCGCAAGCGGCCGGTCACAGGCTCACGACACCTGGGCCAACGGCATGAAGGTGCCGGCTTGGGTGAAGGCGGCCTGCTGCGGCCCGGAGGATGCGCATCGTCTCGACATCGGCGACGTGACTGAGGTCAAGGACGGCTGGAAGGTCGATGGCCTTGCCGGCGTCGTTCCCCGCGAACGCGTCTACCCTTCACAAGACGGCTATGTTTGGGTATTCTACAGCCCTAACTACCCAAACGCTGACCATGCATACTGCATGTTCATCCCAATGGCCTATTAAGGGAAACGCCAATGCGAAGCATCATCATCGCGATCCTCATCGCCCTCGGCCTTACTTCCTCCGCGACCGCCGCCCCGAAGAAGGTTTCTCCTCCCGCCTGCGTCAAGATCAGCGCCCTGATGGAGCGGCTCAAGAGCATGGTTGAGGAGGACGGCAAGAGCGAGTTGCAGGTCTATACCGGAGAGCGCGCCGCGAAAATACGCGACCTGATCAACAGCCTTCCGCCGGAAACGCACTTCAAGGCGGACCAAATTGTTACGGTTATCCACCGTGGCGATGAGGGCGAGGGCAGCGTCATAACCATTTTCTCGAACGGCGGCTGCGTCGCGCAGGTGTTTCCGGCCGTCCCGCTCAAGGCGCACCTCAAGATGCTCGAAAAGGCGCTCGGCTCCGAGAGCTGACATCATCTCGTCACCATCATCGGGCATGGGCGAAACCAATCTGGGAGATTCGCGATGAAGGCTGACGAAGACGACGCCCTTGAGGCAATGCTCCGCGAGGAAGGCGGCTTCGCTCAGCGGCCGAGCGAACCAGGGGGCGCCGTCAATCACGGCATCTCGATGTGCATCTTCATCCAATGGTGCAAGAAGCACAAGCGCCCGAAGCCGACCATCTTCGACCTCAGAGCGGTGACGCCCGTGACCGCCAAGCTCATCCTCGGCGAGCTGTTCGCTGATGCGGTGCGCTTCGCCGATCTCCCGGCGGGTATCGACGAGGCCGAGCTTGAGGCGGGCGAGAACATGGGTCTCGGCTGGCTGCACCGGACCCTAGCCCACGAGGGCACCGTCACGGTCGATAAGGTCTGCGATGCTTGGCTGAACGCCAAGCGGGACCGCGTTGCCAAGAACCCGGCTGACGCGCATTTCCTGGCCGGCTGGACGAAGCGCATCGGCGAGGTGCGTCAGCGCGCGAAGGAATATGCGCTCAAAGCGGCCAAGAAATAGCCATGCAGACTTGGCTGTCGAAGTGCGGGCCTTACGCTGTTCGCAAGTTCCCCTGCCGCGCCTATGCGGGCCCGGTCAACATGGCGGCCCCGCGCACCGGCATCATGCACACGACCGAAGGCAAGGGCCTGCCTCTTGGTGAGTTCCGAACGCACTACGCGCCGCACTTCACACTGAACGACAAGGAGATCGTGCAGCTTCTGCCGATTGGCTTGAGCGGCGCTGCGACGCGCGCGCACAACAACATCGCCATCTGCCAGATCGAGGTCGTGGGCTTTTCGAGGGAGGAGCTTTGGTTCCCTGACGACGAGACCGCGAAGCGCCTCGCGGCCGTCATGGCGACGATGCACCATCTCTTCGGAGTGCCGCTGTCGCGGCCGTTCGCGAACGGCGAATGGGGCAAGGCGGGCGACAATCCGAACCGGCACGCGGGTCATTTCGGCAAGACCGCCGGCTGGTATAGCCACGGCGACATGCCTCTGCCAGACGCGCACTGGGATGCAGGCAACCTAGATTGGACGAGGCTGTTCGAGATGGCCCGCTCGTTCGAGCCGCAGCCGGAAGAGCCAGCTGACGATGTGGGGCATCCGGATGCAGCCGGTTGAGTTCAACAAGCTCGCCCGGCGGCACGCGGCCGGCGCGCTCATCGAGGTCGTTCTCGCCCTTGCCTTCGTCTCGCTCCTGATCGTGGGAGTTTGGGGCGTGAGCATCCTTATCGGCTCGATCTAGGAGATCATCATGCTGCGCACCAAACTCTTCGCCGCTCTCGCGGCGCTTTGCCTCGTGTCCGCCTGCAACCCATCCGGGGCCATGTCGCCCCCGGTGTCTCAGGTCACGGGACCATCGACCGGCCAGCTGCCCGGAACGGCTCCCGACATCTCGACCAACATCGCCATGGCATGCACCAGCGCACAGCAAATCCTCATGCTGCCCGGCACGCAGGACGGCATCACGGCTGGTCTCGGAGCGGTCGCGACGAGCGCTGCCGGGCTCAGCGCGAAAGTGGGCGCATGGTGTTCGTTGGGGCAGCTTGCGGTTCCGATCCTAACGCAGGCACTAGACCAAGTGAACACTGCCGGCGCTCAACTCCTGGGAACGGGGGTCGCCAAGCAATGAGCCTGGATCGAGAGCGACTGCTCGAAATTCTTCACTATGATGCCGAAACCGGCATATGGACGTGGAGGGCATCTATAGGGACACGCGCTCGTCCAGGCAAGGAAGCCGGATCGCGCCGCCCAGGCCGTTACGTTACGATCAGGATCGATAACAAACTCTATCAGGCCCATCATCTTGCGTGGTTATACGTAAGGGGCGAGTGGCCTAAGCATGAAGTCGATCATCGCAATGGCCAACGTTCAGACTGCCGGTGGACCAATATGCGCGAAGCGAACGATAAAGAACAGGCGCAGAATAGAGGCGTCCGCAGCGACAATGTAAGCGGCATTAAGGGGGTCAATCGGCGCGCTCGATCATATGGCGTCCGCTACACGGCGCGCATTATGGTGGATGGCAAGAGCCTCCACTTGGGCACATTCGCTGATGCAGCGAAGGCTGCTGCGGCGTATCGCGTCGCAGCAGAGCAACACTTCGGCAATTTCGCCCGCAAATGACGCGCGACGCTCGCATTGTCGAACATCGTCTGATGCGTGCCTTCATCGAGCACCTCGCCAACCTATTCAAGAATGCCGCCTACCACAAGGCGGCCTTTGCGTTCGACAGGACGATGGGAGATGTTCTGGCCGAGCGCATCGTCGAGGCTCGGCGCATCCTGGCTCAGGTCAAAGAGCGGTGAGCGGTCTTGCCGCCCAGATCGCGGGGCTGTTCCAGGGCTTCGTCATCGGGGGCAGTTCTGCTGCCCTCGTGATCTTATACATCATGCACAGGAGATCATAATGCCAACACTCGTCCCCGCTCCGCAGCCGGTCTGGTGGTTCCCCGACCGCAAGATCGTCGCGACCGGCTTTTCCGGCATCGCGTCGTGGCTCATCCTCACGGTGCTTTCGCACTATGGGGTCAACCTCCCCATCGATCCGGGCTTTCTCGCGACCCTGATCGCGACGGTTGCCGGCTACGTCGTTCCCGCGTCCGAGTGGGACAAGATCAAGAACCTCAACGACAAGCTCGTCGCGGCGGCCGTGAAGAACCCTGACGTGCCTGTCTCTGCGCCGCCCGCCAGGTGACATGGTCCGCTGGGGGATCATTCTGGCGGCTCTGGCGGCGCTCCCCGCGCTAGCCTCTGAGCCCCAACCGCCCGCCTGGTGGGAGCCGCGCGTTATGCCGGCTCCCGCCGCGCCTTCGCCGCAAGTGATCGTCAAGAACCGCATCGTTGTTCACAGGGTCATCGTGCATTCTCGCAGCGCTCGTGTCAGACGCTGCCTCATTCTCGTCTTCGGTTGCACCAAATGACACGCGAGCAGCAGACCGCCTTTCGCCGGCAGGCAGAGGCGATTGCCGAATATCCCTACCTCAAGCTGGTATCACGAGTGGCGATGACGGTGGCGAGCCTGTTCGGGCTCCCCATCGCAGTGTGGTTCGTCTCGGTGAGCTATAACGCCTTCACGCGCCTTGAGCGGCTACAGTCCGATCAGGCGACGCAAATCCAGCTTCTGATACGCGACGGTATCAACGACCGCGCGAATGCCGGCAAGCTGTTCGAGGCGGAAGACAAGCGCATCGACATAGTCTCGTCGCACATAACCGAGACGCGCCAAGAGGTTGAGACTAGCTTTGCGCGTATTAATGATGTAAGGGCCGGCTTCGACAGGCGAGACGACGCGATCAATCGGCTGGATAATCGCGTCAGCACGCTTGAAGAGCGCACCTATTCTGGCAAGCACTAAAGGAGGTTCCGACTACCCCGCCCCCAAAGTTCAACCCTTCGGAGACGTGTATGGGCAATCCCGGCACCTCGACTAGAGAACATCAGCGTCGCAAGAGTGTGTGCGAGGAGGTCGTTAGCGATCCCTCTGGACGGTTCATTCCTCCCGGCGAGCACGTCCAGCGCAACCGGGGGAACGAGCGCAGCGCCCTCGACGAGGCGGCAGACCGCCTGGGCATGCCTCGGGTCACGCTGAGCACTTGGCACAATGCCGTCAAGGGCACGCTGAACCAACCCAACTGGAATTTGTGGCCGGGAAGGGCCCTAGGAGCCCCAAGGGCGGCCGTTTCGGATGACCCGGCTACCCTGGTCGCCGCCATCAAAGAGGCCGCCGACAGGCCCTCTGGGGCCTCTCTGGACGAATTGTGCGAGGAGCTTGGAGCCAGCATTGGGGATGTCCTCGATGGCATCGAGCAACTCGTATCTCAGGGCGTATCGATCAAGCGCATCGGCGACCGATACGAGATCGACCGCTCTCCCCGGCCCGCCTTTGTCGATGGCGGCAAGCTGGTCGAGGTCATGTCGGACGCCAAGAACACCTTCTGCTTCGGGGCGGTCGGCGACAATCACGCTGCGAGCAAGTATGAGCGCCTCGACGTGCTTGAAGGCTTGTATGATTGGTTCGCGAAGGCCGGCGTCACTCAGGTCTTCCATACCGGCAACTGGATCGACGGCGAGGCGCGTTTCAATCGCCAGGACATCGTGGCATTCGGCCTGGAAGGGCAGGCCCGCTATCTGGCGCAGACCTATCCCGTGCGTCCAGGCATCACGACCTATGCCGTGTGGGGCGACGATCACGAGGGATGGTATACGCGCGAGGGTGTCGATGTCGGCCGATACACTGAGGATGTGATGCACTCGGAGGGCCGCAAGGATTGGGTCAACCTCGGCTTCATGGAAGCGCATATCTCTCTCGTCAATGGGGCGACGGGTGCGACCGCCAGGATGGCAGTCGTGCATCCCGGCGGCGGCTCTGCATATGCGACGAGCTACAAGCCGCAGAAGATCATCGAGAGCATGGACGGCGGCGAGAAACCCGCCATCGTGCTCCTCGGTCATTATCACAAGCTCGAAATCGGCAACGCTCGTAATGTCTGGTATCTGCAAACCGGATGCACGCAGGATCAGACGGTCTTCCTTCGGAAGAAGAGCATCGAGGCGCATGTCGGCGGCATTCTTGTGACGCTCGAACAAGACCCTGACACTGGCGCAATCATCGAGTGCAACGGCATGCGGCGCTACTTCAACCGCGCCTATTATACCGGGGCGGGCAACGGCCGCTGGTCGAAGCATGGGCCGGTCAGGCCGCTCCCCAGGTCGCCGGGGGGTGTCTGATGGGCCTCATCGAGATGAAGCGAGACACTGGCGAAATTCCTGGCCCCTTCAAGGTGGGCGACATCGTCTGCCTCAAGAGCGGGGGTGTGGGTATGTCGGTTGGTGGGGCTGTTCGGCGCGGGAAAATCGTTAAGGTGGCCGTTGATTGGGTGGACCTCAGCGGCTCCCCCCAGGAACGCGACTACGATGCTCGTCAGCTTGAGCTGTGCAATGCGATGGCGACCGTCGATGAGGCGGTACAACCGGAGGAAGAATGAACCAACCGCACAATGTGAACAGTCCGAAGCTTCCGCATCGGCCGAAGTATGTCCCCCTGGTGGTCCGCGACGGCGACAACGTGCGCCTGATCTGTCCGGACGCCACCTACACGCTGCTGCCTCATGAGGCGGCCATCATCGAGGCGACCCTCGCCTGCGTGCTATACGATATCAGAAAGGATTCAGCGTCTGTTTGATCCGGGCGCTGGATGAGGTGCCACGCTCTCTCTGTGGCGCATGCCCACATCATGCCCATATCAACTTGGCCGCCCCAGCAACCGCTAGGGCGGCCCTTTTGTTTCAGGCCGGCACTGCTCACGCGCGAAGCGCTCATCCATCCTCGCGGTCATTTCCGCTAGAAGCTTCCGCGCCTCGGCGAGGGCGTCTTCGGCAAGATTGGCTCTTGCATATTGCTCGGCTATCTTCGCGGTCGCCCGAACGAGCGCATCAGAGGCGGCGACGGCGCGGTCCAGCCAATCATCCCGCTCCTTCTCGACCTTGGCGAGGACGGCTTCGGCCTCTTCGGCGCGCTCCGCATAAGCCACTACATCACCAGCCGCATTGCTCAATGCGTCCCTGGCTGCGTCCCTCTCCTTCTCTATCGGCTCGATGATCTCGGAGTGGATGCGGGAGGCTGCATTCCAGGGCTCGTTCGGGAGGGCCGCGATTATCCGCGCTATGCGGTCGATGTCTTCGCGCTCGCTCATCGCCCCGGCTCCTGCTCTGGGGGAGGGGGAAGCGGTTGCCAGTGGGTGGCAGTGCCGTCCGACCACCAGCCATTGGTGGCGCGCGCGTAGCCGACGCGGCATTCCCATTTATCGGATTGCCACCAGCGCCATGCGCCGAGCAGCACATCCGTATCGGCCGGCGCGCTCTCGATTGTGCGCCATCCATGCGAGGGGGCG